AACCAGTGTCCACCGTGGTGTAAGAATAGATTTGTCCGTATTGGTTAACAAATACATTCTTAAGAGATGCGTAATAAGAAACAACAGACATGTCTTCTTCCTTAGCAGGAGCTTGACACTTGCTTCTTTCTGATATAGTGAATCTTGATATGTCTGTAACTATTGAACTTCCTGCAGACAACATGTTAGGGCTTTGGTCTGGGAAGGGAAGACCTGGTCTATCTAGGTCAGTTCTTAGGTAGACAGATGATTCTCTTTGGAAGTTGTTGATGTTGTATATATCACCAACGTTCTGTACACCAGGAATCAAATATCTAGCGATGTCAAGGTTACGTTGCTTAATCCCTAGATCATCAGGAACTCCCACCCCATAGTTATAATCTCCTATGGAGTTGAAAGAGTAAGCATAGTTCTTCCTTGTAATACCATTTACATAGATGGTTAAATACGCCTGGTATGCTGTAAACATAGCAGTCGCATTGAATGGTGTGGTTACATCACCTAGTTCTTCAGCACTTTCAAGAGCATCACGCTGAGCTTCTTCTGTTAAGAGTTTGTACTTAGCATTATCTCTCACCTCAACAAAGTGACCTTTACCTCTACCAAACATTACACTCTCAAGCTTAAGAACACCACCTAAGAAAGGCTGTCCAAAAGAAGTTTCAGGAGAGTTAAATATCTGTCTGTATTTCTCTGTAAATCCAGGTTGAGGATTCTCAGCTTTACAATTTGCACCTGTAACAAGTGTTGGACCAGTGAAACAAATATTACCAGGACCTTCAATTTGTACAGGACCACCTGTGCCAGGAACTACATATAATGTATACACTGGAGAGGTAGGCCATCCATTCACCCACTGTGTAGTGACACCTGTATAGATGTCGTTCCACTCAATTCTACCACCTCTGGCAAATGCAAAAGGACTTGGATTACAAACCTGAGCTGTCCATATCTCATATGTAGAAAGCCCCACCCTTCCTGTTGCAGGACCAAGGATTGTAGGCTTACCTATTGAGCAAAGTGGATATTGACCAATTGCAAAGTATTTCTTCTTTGTTGTTTTGTTCGTATTGCAATCAGTGTATTCCACCTCAGCAAAAGAAGGTCCACCAGCAGGGTCTACAACAAGTGTGTCTATGAATACACTATACCCATCACAGATTTGTGAGTAGGCATTGTTAGTTGTATTAAGGAATGGATCTGGGTTAAGATCGTTGTATGGGTAGTTAGGATAGTAGTAGGTTTCCTCTTCTCTCTCATACGTATTTACGTTTCTAAGGATACCCTTAGCAACAATAGACTTGTTTGTACCACGATCAGCACGAATGATTTTAAATGCTACAATATCATCTTTCTGTTCTGGTGTAAGAGTGGATGTCTGAATAAGTGAGCTCACTAGTTGTACATCTAATTGTACACCAATAGGGAACACAGCATCATTACCCTGAACCATACCTGAAGGTCCTGTAAATATCTTAGATTCGTAAGCAGGACTTACATTGATGTCAGGGAACTTATGGTGCCTAATAGGCTGACCAGCAAGATCGCCCCACACATCTTTGTTACATGGGTAGGTGTCTGTTGATTCCCAATAACCAAACTCACCATACTGATAAGGACCTCTGTAGTCAGGAGCTGGAGAATATCCAGGACTTGTACCAATAACAGATCCTGTATTGTAGATTTTCCAATAAGAGCTATATCCTATTCCTCCAGATGTGTAATCAGGAACGCCTATAAAGTCTGGGTTGGTATCTGGTACATCAGGTTGTAAGTTCTCTGTAGCGCCTTTGATTCTACCAGGAATATGAAATCCATCTGTCTGCTTACCATTCTTAAGCAAGAACACTATCTCAAAAGCATACACCTCATCTCTCAAATAACCTCTGAGATTGGTGGCATTCAACTCATCTGAATAGTTTTGGTCAGCAGGAATTCTCCAGCTTTCCCATAACAGAGGAATTTGATTAGCAATGCTTTGGTAGTTAATACGATCAATAGATGTAAGGTTGTCCCATATCAAGACATCTTGTGCTGTTGTAAGATCTTGAGCAATGTCGTAATAAGGGAACTTCTCAAATATATCATTGATAGTCAGTCTGATTTGTGTAACGTTCTGACCAGTGTATGTGATTTCCTTTTGAACAGCATCAATGTAATATGTACCAGCTAGCTCGACAGAAGTGATGTTATTCACTGTCTTAATCACCGCTAAGTTAAAATACTGGTAAAGTCCCGTGTCCTCAAGATTGCTTATGTTGAGGATGATAGACTTCCCAACAGGATAGTTGAAGTTCACTGATGTAATGAACTTATCAGCAATAGGTGTTGGGTTGGTAACAGAATAGTAGGACGTGTAAGGATTACCCTGAGCATCAGAGTATTGTGCAGCAAACTGATATGTACCAGCAATCAGATTACCTGTGCTAGTAACATCAGTTACCTCCAGTTGAGGGATATTAAAGTTGGGTTGAAGTTTAAGTTGATTACAGTCTAGGTCGTCTGTATATTCTGGATCACAGAACGGAGTTCCAGATTTTAGAACTTTTGGAATATTGTCAATGTCCAAATATCTTCTAGGATTGAATCCATCTGTCCAATAAATCTCTGTGGTACAATTAGTTATCTTATGTGCCACCTTGTGGATGGGGTAGCCAGTATTGAAGTTGAGGCAAGGAGCATTTACAATTACACGATATACGCAATCATTATTCTCCATCTGTCCAATCTGACTAGCTCCTGTATCAGGGTTAGTGATAAAGAATATATGTTTGTTCTTCTCTTGGATGAAGTGATTACCTATAAGCACAAAACCTGAAGGGAACGTAACACAAAGTTCGTTCCCTGGCTCATTCTGATAGTTTACAGAATTAGCATCATAGTTTTCAACAGTAGCATTTATTGCATACGTTAGTTTCCCCTTTGCAATTTGGTTAGGGGTTTGGTCCATGTTAAGACCTGTAGTAGCATTGTTATACTCCTGTCTAATATTGCCTTGTTCCTGTTCAGCCATTAGTATTAATTATTGCGTCTCCAACCGTATCTATTAGTACGATTAGGAAGTTCATACATGTTAAATCTGTTCAAGTCATTCTTAATCCTACGTTGCTTAGTCCAAGGATCTTGCTTCTTAATCTCAATATCAGCCATGATGAAAGCTTCTTCAGACTGTTGTTTGTAGTTCATCATCTTCCTTTCTAGCTGATTGTATGTCTCATCGTTCACTTGATTAGTGAGCGTTTCAATCACCTTATACTTGATGAAAGCTTCAACATATTCTCTAATACGATAGTTGTCAGGAATTAACTGATTTCCACCAGCATCATATTCTGTAGCATAAAACAACAGATGCACCACACCATTACGGAAGTTAGTGACAAACTTATTGTCTCTGATATCAAATGAGTCATACCAAGAGGAACCAGGAGTGAACTCATTAATAGGAGGTGCCTGTGCATAGAACTCCCAGTTATTGGTATAGTCTACACCACAGTTACCTTGTGCAGAAATGTTACCAGGTTTTAATAGGTATTCTCTACGATAGCTAACTGCTGCTTCATTATTAGTCTTGTACACTGTTTGAATGAGTTCAGGCATACAAGAACCATCACATCCTACATTACCACAACAAGGACTAGGGATTGGACAATCTGTGGTGATAGGGCTCACCTGAATTGTTGTAGCTGTAGCAGCCTGTGAGTAGAATGAGTTAGCCTGTTGATAAGGGAAACCATTCACAGCTGTACACATCCAAGCCTCTCTCACAGCAAAGAAGTTGTCTGGGAGTCTAGCTTGATAGTCGTTAATGTGTAGGATTTCCTGAGAAATCACATAAGTTGTTCTACCCAACTTTCTAAGACACTTGTCTAGATAGGTGGGGAACATTAAATCATCAACTGCTCCTGTATCAAAATAGCTTTTGAATTCCTCCTTAACTGTAGCGTATACAGGCGCAGGGCTGATAAAATTATATTTGTAATAGTATGACATCTATTTTACTTTTTCCATTCGTGATAGAGATGTTGATATTTATCGTCAGCTCTTAGATAGTGAGAAAGAAGTCTAGACGTGTTTCTGGAAGGTTTAAAATACCACAACGGTGATTGTCTGAATCTAGCTGTTGACTTAAACCACACCCATCCAAAGAAGAAGCCCTCTGTGTGAAAGTTAAAGTTGTAAATACGTTTACCTTTCTCCTTTGTCTTTTTCCAATCAATAGGAAGGTTGACAAACTCTTTTCCATGAATGTCTTTTACCTTCTTACGCTTTTTCTTGTTTATGGCAAACTCACCAAAACCAAAAGGCAGCTTTGCTTTCTCTCCTGTCTCAAGAATGTATTCTTTAAATGCATCGTTAAAAGAATAAACGATGTTTCTCCATTGATCAAAGGTGAGCTTTATGGACGGATGTTTCTTACAGAAACTGTTGTAGTTTTCTTTGCTGGCGCTTCTCCAGTCTATCTTTACTCTCATATCTTATCTCAAATTTGGAGCGTTAGGTGCTTGACCATCAACTCCATCATTTGTGATGTCTGTCTTCAATTTGAAATACGTAGAGAGAAGCTTCTGAGAAGTGAGCTCCAACACCTGCTTTTCTAGATAGCCAGGAACTGGAGATTCTTTATCTAAAGGATTTACACACAGTTGCTCTGGTGTATAGCTAGGAGTTCCGCATCCACATTCTGGATACATTATCTCATTTGGAACATCTTCCTCGAAAAGAGCAACAAGTCTGATTGCTTTTAAGAGTGGATTGTTCACATACAGATATCCGTTAGAAATCCAATAGTATTCCTCATTTTTAATTATAGGAAGCTTGAGCAAGTTCACGTATCGGTTGATGGTTATTTCCTTAAGTTTCTTTCCCTGACCACTCATAGCGTTAATTGAATAAACACCCTGAATGACATATTGATAATTACCCTCTGTAATCCTAGGCAGCTTGAATCTTGTTCTAGCCACTGTGCAAGGATCTACATAATCACAACATTCAGAAATAGGAACTTCCACCATCTCCAAGCAGGGAATGGTGGTAAAAACTGTATCGGTTGCCCATAACTTCCTCAGATTAGTCTCACGCTTAATCAAGAGGAAGGCATTGTTTCTAATTTCAGACATGACAGCTCTATCCGTGATCAAGTTGTCCGTGGAGAGCAACTTGTGCATAGAACGTACATCTGAAACTAGCTTCCTAAAAGTTGACATTATAAATACTGTTTGAATATGTTTGTTATTCCATCTTGGAGATCTATCAAGAACCCTGTCACCTCACCCTTGGTTACGGTGTATCCATTCTTATCATCCCAAGAACTCTTGGCTGTAGAGAATGCAGGTAGTTGATAGAACTTAATACCATTGAAATCAAGACTCATTTCATGGTGTTTGTCACCTGTGAATATGTAGAAGTTGTCATGCTCTGACCATTCAGTTTTAAACTCCATAGGGAACAAGCCAGCAAGCTTTGCAGGTTTTAAAGCATCTCCGTGGTTAAACATTAATGCTGATGTACCATAGCTCACATACTTTCTATATCTTGGAGAGATGTCAAAGAACACACGCTCTTCGCTTCTAAAGTAGGTTTGTAACCAACTGGCTAAATGCCATCCTACATATTCATCATGATTACCAGCTACAAATATAACATCCACATTTTCTCCTTTCTGAAGGAGCAGGTTTATCACGCTCACTTCATGATCACATATTGCCTGAAACGCATCATGATATGAAAGGATGTTTTGTTGGGGAGTGCCCTTTGTAGTTGAATTGGTGAACTCACTGTTGAACTCATCAGAACCAATAATGTATTTGATATCTGTGAGATTGTTAGATAGGGAAGCTTGATTTAGGATTATTTCCACCCTCTGGATGAAATCACCAAAGCGATGGTCTATATCATTCTCTCCTCCTATGTCTAACTTATTTAAATGGGAATCCTGTTTGTTAATGATTAGGCAAGCATCTTTCTTACCTTCAGCATACTTAGGAGCCATTACTTCTGGAGATATTGGTTGGTAGTTCTCTAGGAAGGATATGAAGCTATCTTGAAACACTTGCTCATCCTTCTTCTTACCCAACCATGCTTTTACTTGCCAATGAGGAGTTTCACCATTTCCCCAATAGTTCTGTACGTATTTAGTTATCTCCCATTTCTCTGTGTCAATATTGCACTTTTCAATTAACTCATCTAAGCTTTTGATTTCATCTTTAGAGTTGAATACCACCTCACCTGTTCCTTTCTGTATATCCTCTAAAAACCTTACTACATGGTCTTCTAACTCTCCAATGTAGTTTGAAATCTCAGCATCATTCTGTATTTCTTCTGACCCTCGCAACCCCTTCAGTAACTCATCCACCTCGTTCTCTGTGATGTTTAGTTTGTCTGCATAGAACTTTTTGCTCTTTTTCCAATGGAGCATTTGCTCCAGTTGTTGCAGAAGGGATTGATTTTCAGGCATTTACAACTTTTTTGAATTAAAATTGCCCTAAAGGTACGAAGGTTTTTTGGTATTTTCCAAATTATTTTAACCTTTCTGGTTATCCATTCTAACCAAGTTGGTTAGAGTTTAAACAAAAACTCCCAGGGCCGAAGCCCCAGGAGAAATCCTGTAAAACCAACAAAACAGGATTTTTAATAAATTATAGTGTAGTGGTGGTGGTGGTTGTTGTTGAAAGCCATGGTAATGGAAGTGTAACTTCAACAGGATTAATCTGTAGAGCAATGTTGTTCTCCAAAGATAATTGCATAGCATCTACAGGAAGTATTTGTTCTAGCCAACCAATAACCTCAGCTTCTGTTACATCCGCGTAAGGAATGAAGTTTTGTGGGTTTGGTTGTGCTACACTTGATGCACCATAAGTGTCTGCAAAATAAAGTTTACCATCATGCTCTTGTGTTGCGTTATATCTCCAATGTATCATATTGATTACATCTAGTAGACCTTCTGATTCTACAGCGCAATTTAATTCGCTGATTACCCATTCAAATACTGTTGTTGCCATTTTATTTATTTTTTAAAGTGTCTAATTCTTGTTTAAGTTCTTTAATTGCATTTACCAAAGCTGAATAGATAGCATCTTTTTCAAGTCCAAGATATTCACCATCTTTAACTGCATCAGGCATTATTTCTTGTACTTCTTGTGCTATGAATCCAAATTGTTTACCATTGGTTCCATCTTTCCAATTATATGAAACAGGGTTTAGTTTTAATATATCAGATAGACCATAGGTAAGTGGTATGATGTTGGTTTTTAATCTTCTGTCTGAAGGGTTGGTATTGGTTAGGAATCCTGCATTTGAGTAAACAGTACCTGTACCTAATGCTCCAACATATACACTTCCAAATGCACCTATCCCATTTACATAGAACTTAGCTCCTTGAGTGGTTGCTGTTGCGTTTACTAATACATCCCCCCCACTTGTTATGCGCATACGTTCGGAGAAAGATGTCCCTGTTCTAAATGTTATATAACCTGCATCAATATTTAAAGCTGCGTCATTTGATGTAGCACCATATAATGACCTTATAGTTGTTGTAGTATAAGCTGAATTATCATAATCAAGCAATAAACCAACAGTACCATCACCCACTCCACCAACTCTAAGTTGTCCATCTCCAACCCCATCTCTTATTTGTAATACAGGGTAATTTGCTCCTGTAATATTTATAGAAGTTGGGTCTGTGCAACCTATACCAACATTCCCCCCACTTGTTATGCGCATACGTTCGGTGTTGTTCGTACCAAAAGCTATTGCTCTTGCACCTCTACCATTAATTCCAAAAGTATCGTTACCACCACTTCCAAATATTTGTTGAGTAGTTCCAATATCCGCAATAACAGCTCCACTTGTTTGCCAAGTTAAATAACCACCATTTGCATTGCTTGAGTTGATGTTTCCAACTAAACCATTTGAAGTAGATAAATACAACTCTGTTGCCGTTACACTACTTGAGAATGTAGCTGCTCCTGTAGAGGCTATTGATAATACATTTGAAGATAAAACATCACTCCATAAAGTAAAACTATTATCAGTGTTACCAAATATCCTATATCTATTAGTTCCGTTTAATCTAAATGATTGCCAAGTAAAACCACCACTTACAATTGTATAATCAACGATTAATTGTTCATTTGTACTTCCGTTTACTCTTATTTGACCTGTTACATCAAGTTTATATGTATCATTAGTGTTTCCAATAGACAAATTACCTGACGTATTCAAAGTCATTACTTGAGTAAAAGATATAGCTGCACCTGCCGTTCCAATAGGAGCAGTAAACCAACGATGCTGACCTGTAAGAGCCGTCATTGAATATCTTGCTGCACCATCTCCTGTGCTTTTATACTCCCATCTTGAGTCCGTTGAATCAAAAAATGAATTAGTGCTAAAACTAAAATCATTTGCTCCGGCACCTGTCCACGCAATAGCAGCTGCGGCAAATTCAAATGCTTTCCAACTACTACTCCACGCACTCGGTGTAACTCCTAATCCTAAATTGCCTGAAGCGTCAAGACGCATACGCTCGGTAAACCCTGTACCATTGGCAAATACTAAAACACCACCCGTTCCATATTGTGCAGTAATTCTTGATATAGTTGTAGAAGGGAAGTCAAATACTAAATCTCCATTTGCTCCATCAGTAAATCTTGCAATTTGTGATGCAGCTGAACCTACTACTAAAAACCTTTGCGTACCAAAACCACTTGGACTTGCAGTATTTATTGCAAGTTGAGTACCATTATCAAAGATCTGACTATTACCTATTGTACTTGCTGAAGTAAACTTAACAACATAGTTTGTTGTTCCAGATACAGATACAGACGTACCGCTTGAACCACTGGTTCCTGAAGTAGCAGATGTTCCACTTGTTCCTGTTGTACCTGATGAACCACTTGTAGCACTGGTTCCTGATGTTCCAGAGCTTCCACTAGTACCTGATGAACCAGTTGTACCAGACGTTCCTGTAGTTCCTGAACTACCGCTAGTAGCACTTGTGCCAGAAGTACCAGAACTACCAGAAGTGCCTGTGGTACCAGACGTACCGTTTATACCACTCGTTCCAGCTGTTCCAGAGGAACCACTAGATCCCGAACTACCAGAAGTACCAGAGGTGCCTCCTGTTCCATTAGTTCCACTGCTTCCACTAGATCCACTACTGCCACTAGTGCCATTAACAGCACTTGTGCCGCTTGATCCACTTGATCCGCTACTTCCACTAGTTCCTGAAGAACCAGAACTTCCAGAAGATCCAGATGTTCCTGTAGTTCCACTAGTTCCTGTTGTGCCACTTGTGCCACTGGTTGCGCTTGTACCACTACTTCCACTCGTACCATCAATTCCTGATGTACCAGAAGTACCATCTATACCTGTTGTTCCAGATGTTCCTGAGCTACCACTGGTTCCTGTAGTTCCAGATGAGCCAGACGATCCACTTGTAGCGCTAGTGCCACTTGTGCCTGATGTTCCACTGGTGCCCGTAGTTCCTGATGTACCGTGTGATCCATCTCCTCCCGTAGCACCGTCAAGATTCACTTCCCAAGATGAATAAGTGCCTGTACCAGTTTGTCCTGTTACCTGGAAGCTTAAACTACCTGTGCCAGGGTTGTAAGCTGTAATGATTGCCTCGTTATGTTTAAAGGCATCTAGGGAATATGTTATAATAATAGACTGTCCTAGGGAATAAGACAATCCTGTACCTACAGTGATTGTACCTGTTCCACCAGGAGCTTGTAATGTATAAGTTGAAGAAGAAGTTGTAGCATATCTATCGCCACTAAGTCCAGATGTACCAGACGTAGCAGATGTTCCTGAGGTACCACTACTTCCACTGGTGCCAGTTGTACCAGAAGTTCCACTCGTAGAAGATGTACCACTGCTACCACTGCTACCACTAGTGCCTGTACTGCCACTAGTGCCACTCGTACCAGAAGTTCCATCTGTACCTGAAGTTCCTGATGAACCACTTGATCCAGATGTACCACCTGTTCCATCAGTGGCACTTGTTCCAGAAGTTCCAGATGAGCCACTAGTTGCTGATGTCCCACTAGTGCCTGAGGTGGAGCTAGTACCGCTAGTACCACTTGTACCTGTTGTACCACTTGTTCCTGTTGTCCCACTCGTACCAGATGTACCTTCAATACCAGAAGTACCAGAAGTACCTGTCGTACCACTGCTTCCACTTGTTGCACTCGTTCCACTCGTTCCACTGCTTCCGCTGCTTCCAGAGCTACCAGATGTACCATTTATTCCACTTGTACCAGTTGTACCACTGCTACCAGAAGTAGCAGATGTACCAGATGTCCCACTGGTCCCTGAGGTACCTGTACTACCACTAGTACCGCTTGTGCCTGTAGTTCCACTACTGCCGCTTGTTGCACTTGTACCTGATGTGCCAGAAGTAGCAGACGTACCACTACTTCCAGATGATCCTCCTGTACCAGTAGTTCCAGAGCTCCCTGAAGAACCTGAGCTACCACTAGTCCCCCTGGTTCCTGAACTACCAGACGTACCAGTAGTTCCAGAAGTACCTGACGTACTACTAGAACCACTAGACCCGCTGCTTCCAGACGAGCCTGATGTTCCATTTATACCAGATGTACCACTGGTTCCAGAAGTTCCACTAGTACCACTTGTGCCAGAACTACCTCCTAGTTTACAAACTCTCTCGTCTATCTTTTGTAGAGCTACAGTGAGCGAGTCACACGTATGTACAGCTGTACATGGGAGATTAGGTCCATCATACTTTACGTTGTTAGAACTAGTTAGTTCAGGGTTACAAGGATCACAGTTTTGTTTAGACATCTATTCTTTACATTAAGGAATGTACATAATGTAGTAACATCCCAGACCAGGCTGGTAGTTATTATGGGCTAATCCGCCTCCTGTAGAACCAACACTGACTGCTACAGAAACTCCTGTAACTGCTGTGTTCGTGCTAGTAGACGAGCTCTTTGTACCATTCATATCCATAAGATCACCATATGCACCAGGCTCATTCTGATCAGCTTGTCCATGGGCATATGCAATTGTATGCAAGTGTCCAGGATCAGATACAGTGGCTGTAGCTGAGTGAGAGTGAGCAGGGATTTCTGTAGCTGAAAGAGTTACCGTGTTAGAACCAGCAGTTCCTAATAAGGCATAAGCAGGATTACCAGCTACACCAGGATCCACTGCAGGATTGAAAGCTCCTCCACCCATACCTGTTGTAGCACCAACTGGTACACGTCCTCTTTTATCAGGAGTGCCATTGTTACCATTACAGAGGTAGATTTTCTCCCAATCAGTTCCAGCAATACCAGCACCTGTACCATCAAACTTACCTGTGAGACTACCGTAGTATTCTACAACAGCATAAGGAACCATACGGTTGAAAAACTTAGTACTAGTTCCAGCGCTAGCTATATAGGCTGCAATCAGAGAGTTAAGATCAGAAAGCTTAACATAGTTTGTACTTACGTTAAGAGCAAGAGCATTTAGAGTAACCTCTACAGCACAAAGCTTTGTAATAACAGCTTGCAGAATTGCATGTGTTCCAGAGGTTGATGTTACACCAGTAAGACAACCTATTGTATAAGGTCCTTCTAATGTATTAAACCTTCCTTCTAAAGTGGTTAGTCTGGTATCAAGCTCACAAACAGCTTTGATAATCGCAGTAACAACATTTGGAAGATCAAGACCTTCACACGCTACGAGATTCTTATTTACAATCTGACAAATGACTTGAGGATCGATAGTTAACACTATACCATTTCCATCAAGAGTGGATGTGAGAAATGTAATCAACGCTTGTTCAACATACGAAAGAGAGTCTCCTGTTTGGATTCCCAAAACAGGAACATCTACACCTGTATATCTTACACATTGATCAGATATTGTTTCTACACAACCATTATAGCAATTTGAACAAATGTTAGACATTTATTTATATTTTAAAAGTTTTACTCTACTCGCAATCATATTCACTGTGAATGGAGCAGCATAATCGGGGTTACAATACTTGTATGCAAGTATTCTTCTGTAGTTTATGAGGTCCAGCATCACCCCTCCAGGCACAGGCTGGTTCAACATAAACACAACATTATTATACAAATTGTTTGCAAGAGAAGCTAGTTTACAATCTATATCAGCAATTAATACTGGTATACTAGCGCACTCTGGACAATTTGTGAGCCTGGGTGATAACATTTCCTATAAGTTTTCTTCCTTGTTTTACAGCACCATTACATGCTGCACAAAGACCGTTAATCAATTGACATCCACATCCAACCTTAGCTCCACATTTTTTACACATAGCCATATTAGTAGAAATTTATTACGTAGTTGGTTCCAGAGCATCCACAATTGTTCTTTATAAAATTGTTCAGCATCATGTCTGCCTGGGTGTATAATCTTGTTGCTTCAATCTCAGCACAATTGTTAGCAGCGGCAATAGACCCCTGCATGAAGAAGTATATAGAGTTTAAGTCCACCTTTGCTTGTGTCTTAATAGCTCTATCACATTCCATCATATCAAGCTTCATAAACGCGCCATCAAACTTCTCCTGTAACTGTTCAACACGCACAATTGACTTCTCTACGAAGTTCAAGTATGCAGGAGCTACAGAGTATTTTAAACGATAAACCCCATCAGGTAGAGGTTGATCTATACCTGGTGGGGTTATACCTAAGTTTGATGTTGTAAATATGTTAAAGTCGTTAACGCTGAATGGTTTAATAAATGTTCCAAATCCAGGAACAGTAATTTCAATTGTAGCACCAGAAACAACAGGTGGATTAGTTGGATATACAGATGCATCAGCAACTCCAAGTGTTTCTACATTGTACGTAGGAATTACTAATATGTCTAGTTTTAAATCTGCCATGTTGCTTTAAATAAATAAGCCAGAGGATTGAGTAGTATCCTCTCACCTCTGGCTTAGGTTATATAATCTATGTTACTTGCCTACTATTACGGAATCAAGGTTGATGTTGTAGTAGTAGAAGGCCATACAGTGGTTGTAGTAGAAGTGGTCGTTACACACGCACCATTCTGAGCAACAACTGCACCAAGACCTGCCACAAGAACTGCTTCTACAGCGGTTTCCATAGCGCTATCCTTTTGAAGAGCAATGATTACAGTGCTGTCTTCATAGATATAATCGCCCCACTGATAAGCAGACTTGTCGAACTCATTAAACTTGATGTAGTAAGTGGTATATGTAGTACCATCACTCACCCAGCTTTCAAAGTTCTCATTGTAACCGTTCATCCTGTAGAGATGCTTCAAGTAACCAGCTTGGTAGCTGTAGAAGTTTTTCTCTAATTGTGCAATCTCTGCAGAAGTACCAGAAGCGTAAGAAGAACGCTGTACTACAACAGGATCAGCAACAGTGTTACAAGGATCAGCTACAATGAAGTCAGCTGTGGTTGCAGGTCCGCTAAATACGAATGTACGGAACCACATTCTGTCATACTCGAAAGGAAATGCTGCCACATCACAAGGCTGACCATATTTGGTAAGAGGCTTACCAGTGATACGCAAGAAAGCGTTTTGGTCGTTACCAATTCTCTGGAACTGATAGAAGTCAGAGAAAGTGATGTTGTCAGGGTTGTTACCAGGAGCTTGAAGATTGAAGTGATAAATCACATCATCGATCAAAGCAGGTACATTAACGCTAGTACAAGGATCACCACCGCAATCACAACAAGGTGCGTTTACAGTTACTGAACGAGTAAAACCGTTGAAGTACAATGTGTCAAGGTAGCTAGAGTGAGCACGAAGTGTTACAGTGATAATGTCACCACACTGTGCGTTCCAGTTAACAACGTCTGTAATTTGAGTGAGAGGAGTAGGACAACCGTCCACTTTGTACCACTCAGTTACATTGCTGTTACAACCAGATCCTGAAGGACAGCCTTTAATTTTATCTGAACGCTTAGAGCCTTGCAGATAAGTGTTTGTACGGCCCTGCGCAATGTAAAAATAGGGAGACGCTGCAATGTTTGCAGCTGTAGCTAGAGTGTAGTCGGATTTAAAAATACCAAACTGTCCAGCTGTCAAGTTTTGCGTAGATCCAGAACTAGGGAGCGCAGTTTGCCCTACTGGAACTACGAAAAGCGTAGTTAATGAAAAATCAGCCATTTTGCTTTATTTTAGGTGATTGAAAAATTTATTCGTTTGTCTGTATCCTGAACTGTGCACTTTGAACAGCAGCAGCGTTCTCTGTGTACATTGCTAGGTTTTGTACTGTTAAGTCTAACAACTCATCCTCTAGATAGAGTTCAAGTTCGCAGTCTTGGTCAACTGATGGTTGGCCATCTAACATGATATATCCTTGTTTGTTAATGTATACAGGATAGCGCATGTAAGACATATATATCTTACTCGGAGTGAACGTACCATCTGTGAAGATGGATATTTCGTCTGTCGAGAGGAAGTTGAAAGTCTCTTGATATTCAAAAGACGGCCTATAATGTGTATTGTTCAGAATGAACTGAAGGTCACCATGTTTGGCTAAGTCTCTGTTAATCCAGATCTTTCTATCCTTACACACCCCTTTGTCAGCCAGTACATATGCATCTAAATAGAACATGTACTTAGGAACAAGCAGGTGTAGATCAGCAAACCATTGATTTAGTTCAGCGTTCTTAATAGTGAGGTCAAGAGGTTGATGGTTATATGTTATGACCAAGCTTTGGAGGTCCTCATAACGCTTTTTAAAAGCATCGAGTCCCATTCCACTTACCACACTAAAACCATCAACCTTTTGTTTTATCAGCTTAATCTGGGCCTCATTGAGAGCCAGAATTTTATCTTCCAAGTTAATTTGCTGGTGTATATTAGTTGATAGTTTATTTAGTTTTTGGTCTATCTTATATAATAAACTATCTACTGGTATCATACTGCAGCCAATTTCTTAGTTTTTAGCTTAGCTTCGAGAGTCAAGAGCAAGTCTTGATTATCATCATCAACAAGCAATTTAATTAAATCATCTTCATCCTTAGCTATTTCAAACTCACCTTCATAAATTTTACCGTTAGGTTTAGATCTATATATTGAGTGAAGAAGAGATTGTTTCACTAAGTCTTTGATATGGAGTAAGTTATCCTTCATGTCTGCGAAGCGAGTGAACACTTCAACAGGATTTAACCCTTGATACTTACCGTTTTTAAATTCGGTTTGTTTGAGAACATTGTCTACAAGATTGTAAACTGCTTCCTCTTTAGTATCATCAGTTACAGGTAGTCCCAACAAACGTGCCACTTTTCTTTTTCTTTCAGGAGTCATGCTGTCAAACTTAACAATAGCTTTGTTAATCATTTGCTTCTTCTTGAAGAGAACAGCATTCTCGATTTCATCATCAGCTACGTAGAACTGAGTTTCAGCAGGATATTCACCACGCTCCCAAGCTTGATATGAGCTTGCAATTGTAGGATGAACACGGAGCCATGAAAACGCTAATTCCTGAAAAGGAATGTTAAGATCAAAGAAGTTATCACTATCTAGAAGTTTTACAGGCTGAACATGCAGCGTATCACTTGTTGATGTAGACAATCCATAGTTCCAGAAACTAGAACGAGGACCTAAGTCAACATCTCCCAATGCAGATTGTAATTTGTCTCTAAGAACTGTAACACGCTCAGTCTCTAGTTCTTTCTCAAGAGGATCAGAGATTCTGCGGATGTAACTAGCATTAGGATCAAGTCCTGTTCTGTACTGTCCATCCAATTCCTTGTAAGGATACTTAAATACCCCTGTACCAGGAATACGTGTTAGGCCTTTAAGTGAAAGACCGCCTTGCATTGTTTGAAGTTGTGAGTTATTATACTCCTTCTTAATAGTTGAGATTTTACCTAACTTACCCATATGTAGTTTATTTTATTTGGTTTATTTTGCAGAGTGATTCCCACCGAAGGGATAGCGATTGGGAGACACCCCAGTCCAACCACTCTGTAAGTGAGAAGAGCTCCCCCACGGGGATGTGGGGGGCAATCTCTTCTCGATATAAGGGGTCTAAGGATTTTATCCTTAGAATGGTTCCTTAGAATTGTGGGATTTCTTCAATAAGAACTGTACGAGACAAGTCTTCAATGAATACATCACAACGGTCTTTCATCCAGATTTCGTATCCTGGGAATTTGTTCGCAGAGCTCATACCCTGAGACTTAGCAAAGCCTAAGTGGTGGCGAGTTCCATCGATATAACCCCAAGTCATAGAAGGTGCACCCTTCATACGTACTTCACGGATGTTGTTAACCAATGAACCATCAGACATAGGAGATACGTCGAACACCATGAATACAGGTGTGCTCTTCTTGTTCTGACCAAATTCAAGGTTAGTTTGAGGAAGGTCAAGTTCTTTCAAGTGAATTAACTCAACACGACCAGTTTCACGAGTAACCATTGCATCGAATGCAAAGTTGTAAGTGATATGCTGGCCTTCACCCTGCATGTAACGGTTTCCAGAATCAGCCATGAAAGTCAAGCCACTGTTTAAAGCGTCTGTCTTTAAAGCTTGTTGGAATACGTCAAATCCAGCCTCATTAGTGTACATTTTAACACGACGGTCTTTAACATCCACACGTCTGTAGAATAAATCACCAAACACAGAACGAATCAAGTTTGCAGTGAATTCTCCACGGTTGTATTGAACTAAGTTACCGTTGTTACGCATTCTGTGATAAACACCAGCAGATGTACGCTTAAGTTCTTGCTTGCTACCGTTAGTCTTAACAGTACCAGGACGAGACCAAATCATACGCTTAACTTTTAATTCAAGCATAGACTTACGCATCCAGAACTCAATAAATGGCTCCCATTTAACATCGTTACGAGTTAAAGGAAGTTGGTTACGACGCTGAGGTGCATATACAAGGATGTCTAAAGGACGACCTGCAGAGTCACGCATCATTTTGTCATCAGCCCACTCAGTGATTTTGTGCTCGAAACCATATGCAGAACCTAAAGATTCAAACATAGTGATTTGCTCACCCAAACGAGGAAGACCCAATAAGTCTTGATCGAATTCACCAATTGCAGCATCAACCAACTCAAGTTCGATACCTACCTGTAAGAAGGTTGGGCTTACGAAGTCTACAGTTGGATTGTCTGTAACAAGTGTGAAGCTGTAAAGGAAGCCCATGTTCCAAGGAACTGGATCCTTAATAACGTAAAAACGAGGACCATATTGACGAGTACCAACAGAAACGATTGCGTTCTTAGAGAACTCGTTTGTGTCAATTACCAATTGGAACTCTTGACCATCGATACCAGGCTTGCTCAGCTCAGCTGTAGAAGCAGGGATGTCGATAATCTTAGGGAATTTGTAGGGAACAGCTACTTGCCATTTCCAAGCATCGCTATTATTATCAATGTAATAAGGCGTGCTTTTGTTGATCATGTCAAGGAAGTCATTGCTGTAAAGAGAGCTCTGTGTGTAGAGGCTGATGATTTTCTTATCGTAATCAGCAGGCTCGGTTGAGTGAAAGCTCTCCAGGTGGTTAGCGTCAGTTAGCTTACCCACAGCACGCTTGTCCATTGATGCGACACGAGCATACGTGAAGCCAGTTAGACCTGGGATTGTTTGAATTGCCATTTTGTTATCCTTTTATTTATTAAAATTTAAATGAACCATGAATTTTGTTTGGCTGGTTGACCACTGCTAGATGCCTTAGTTTTAGTCACTTGTCTAGCTACTTCCCCAAACAGTTCGTTCGATTTCTTTGAAACGCCTGTTCTTTGGATGGTAGATAGTGTAGGATCTTTTTCTAGGATTTTAAGCAGGAGGGCAACTTTCACCTTTGTTGCATGGTTCTCAGGTCTCTTCAATTCCAAGATGGTTTTGTCGAAATCAGTGAGTGTCTCACCGCTTGCTGTCTTGTATTTATCTACCAGCAGGAAGTCTTGTAGTTCGTTTGCCAACTTGGGGTTGATGGGGATTCCATCAAATTCCTTAGATTTCAGTTTGTCTTGAAGGACTCCCTGAACATTCTGGATGTATTGGTTTTTAATTGCTTGTTTTTGTTGGAGTTCCACCTCAGCCTTTTGCTCCATTTGGGCAAGTTTCTGGGCTTCCTTCTTAACCAACACTTTGTGATGTTTTGTAGCTACGCTCTCAAGATCACCATAGTTTTTGAGTCTTTCAACTTCTGTATCAATGTCTTCAGGCTCAAAACCTTGGTCAGCTAATGCTTGTTTGATTACTGACACTTGATTGTTCTCTTGTGAAAGATCCATTTCAGAGAAGCTCATCACATTATTATATGCACCAAAGTAATCTTTGGGGTTAACACCTTTTACAAATACAGCCTCAAACGCTTGTTGATAATCCTCGCCAAACTGACCAATGAAGTTTTGCACCATCTCAACAGCTCCCTTTTTCTTTTCACTTTGGAAGCGTTCTAAGAACTCTTCAGGGGTGGATATGCTTATATCTTCTTCATCATCATCATCCTTTGAGAAAACACCGAGTTTGAAAAGGTCACGAGATAAAGCTGTGAATTGACTCACTTGCTCTTCTCCTTCTCCCTCTCCTTCTTCGTTACTATTTTCTTCAGCAGGTTTAGCTTCAGTTGCTGGAGCTTTCTTCTTAACTGGTTGAGGATCAGCCTCTTCTTCATCTTCATCTTCTTGAGTGTTATCACCAAGGAAGCTTGATATGAGATCTTGACCAGTGAATTCTTCACCATCTGCTTTAGGAACAACTTCTTTTCCTTTTGGAACATCGGGTTTTGGATCTGGAGTAGGAGGTTCAGCAGTTTTTACGATCTTCTGAATATCATCAGGGTTACCTGTTGATGTCTCAGGAGACATAAGATCATTGAGAAGTTCTGTACTTCCAGGTCCCATCTCCATAGTATTTTCAATACTAAAGTTACCGAATGACGGGGTATCTAGGTTTTCAGCCATATGTAGTTTGTTTAAATTGGTTTATACGCTTGTAAAAATAGTCAGAGATTGTTGAATAGCAAAGAGTTATGCATCTATATACACCATTTTCGTATATAATATAGCATTAATCTAATTTACTCTAATCAAGTTTGTTTATCACCGTGTCGTTTATTATCCTGTATGAACGCATTGGAGCTATGTCAGTGAGTGTAACTTGTTGGATTTCAACACCCCACTTTCTTGCCTCCACTCTAGCTTTCTTCGTGAGGATGTTATCAATCTCAGTATCTATACACTCATCTAAGGTTTTGTCCATGATGATGTTCTTGATAATGTATTGTGTCATATCTGATATAGCATCCTGAGCATCATACACTTCTAATATAAATGTCTGAATATCAGCTATTTTGTATTTGATCAACCCCTTCACAACAATGTTCTGTTTGTCTTTAGTGTAAAGACTCTGTGGGGATAGGCTCAATGTTGTAACTACAACATGCTGTTCCATAGGATCATCCACAAATGGGATGCGCCAATGAAAGCCAGGTTTAACTACCTTGTGGAATTTACCAAAGCGTAGAACAACTGCTTCCTCAAAATCTCTAACGATAAAGAAGGGAAGCAGCTGTTCAAACCAGCCAGTTATTAAGTCAATTAGCCTATCAAACATTATTCAGGTTTTTTAGAGCGTCCCTTAGCATTTTCTCTAGCGATTGCTAAGTCGTTTCTCTGATTCTCACGATCCACTTGTAACTTCTCTCTTTCAAGAGCAATCTTCTCAGCAGCTAGTCTATTCTTGGTACTAAGGTCAGCCATCTTTGCCTGATAGTCTTTAGTCGTTCTTTCTTGTTCTGCGTTTAACTTGCTGATTTCCAATACGTCAGGAGTTCCAGTTTTATCCACGTCAGAAAGAGGACCCATGTTCTTTGCTTCAGCAGCAATCAGGGCAATCTCTTTCTTATTGATGCGATCAAGCTCATTCTGATAATTATCATTAGCAATATCTTGTTCTTTCTGTACTTGAGCTTGTTGAAGCTGAGCCTGGGCAATTTGACCCTGTTGCTCAACTTGCTGTTGCTGAATCTGGAGCTTCTGTTGTTCCATGGCCTGCTGTTTATCACGCAGATCTTTGAACACTTTCTTCATAGCTCTCATAGACTTAGTGCTGTAAAGCTCAATTACATCGTACAAGCTTCCACCATTCTGCATCAAAGGCTGAGCCAATTGACGAAGCTCGTTAAACATTTGTGTATCTTCAGGACGATTTGTCAAGAATACCTTCAAGTCACGGAATCTTAAGTCTGTACCATTTACAGATACAAATGCTGATTCACCCTCGCTAGTGATGTAGCTGAGTGTAGACTGAGGCTTCTTAGATTCTACGTATAGAGCAGCATCAATGATTGCTTGATAGAGCTGACCCATTACATATTCATGTGCAACAAACCATGGTTCTGTTTGAGAATAAGACTGAGACACAGCTGTGTTTACACCTGTAGCACTCTCACTAGCTGACACAGATCCCATACGCTGTCTACTCATACCCACAAGCTCCCAACACTCATTCTTAAGCTGTTGTGCTAACGTGTAACGAGATTGTATCTCCTGTGTACGCGTGAGGTCAATATCTCTAAATTGGTTGAAGCTAGAAGGACTCTTCAGGTTCTCAGGAGAATCGTCAATAAACATAACCCCTCTATTCCTTGCCTCCATTTCCCAGATGTCTAATGCATCTTGAGCATCACCATCCTTAGGAATAGGAATGTGTCTGATGGATGTCAAATACACCTTACCCACTTCCTTCTCAAGGAGTTTGTAAAGCTGGTTCATACATACGTTGTATAACACCTGGAAAGGCTTCATCAAATCTACCAGAGACTTAGACTCTGTATTCTTCACCTCAAAAGTTGTACCAATGATAGGACAATAGTTGAGAAGCTTATAAGGTTTAACGTGATAGATGTCAGGTCCAATCTTTGTACCCTGATACCACTGGTTAATCCATCCCCATTCTAATGATTGTTGTGTTGGCATGGTTCCACTCTTGTAACTTTCATCCACAAGAACAGACTGTTCATTACCAAGCTCATCTATATAAATGAGTTTACCAATCTTCTTCTTACTTAACCAATAGCAACGAACAACAACATACTTGTATCCAAATGAAGACACATTAGATGTAAGTCCTAAGAAGTCTTTTAGTCCGTCATTGTTCTCCTTCATCTCTGATTCAATAATCATACGTGTCTGAAGAACAAGAGGGTCAAATGTATCATATTGTACTGAGTCAATACCAGGAATAGCATTAGGATTACCTAGGTTAGATTCACGTACATTGATTAATCCATAATCTTGAAGAGATGAACGTAAGTGATCAATCTCCTCTTTGGTGAGATCAGGAATACTTTCAATGATTTCTGAAAGTTCCATAACTTGTACTGTACCAGCGGCATAAGCACCCTGTGCTCTACCAGTAGGGTCAGAAATATACTTTCTATCAGGAGTTGTAAGAAACCAAGTGTTTTTTGGGTTAGCCACTTCGATGTTAAAACCAAGCTTAGAGTTGTCTTCATATATGTGATAGAACTCTCTCCCAGAAATTAGCATATCGCGAAATGCATCTTCACTTTTTTCCTTAAGATTGAATTCAGCTTTTTGACATGTTAAAACGTGATTAGCCCATTTCTCAGCTACAGATGTATAACTATCCAAAGTGTCTTGCACTTCATCCATAGTCATTTCTTGAACCTCTTCGTCAGACAACTCTTCCCCTTGCATGGCAGCATTTGCTAGGATTTGCTCTTTTGCTTTTCCTAGAACATACTGCTGAAGGATTTGTGTCTTAAACTCAAGCTCTTCAGATTTACTGTCATCATCAAATGCCTTCACCCTGAATGTATCAGGGCGTTTGCTAATCTCACCAACCAACTCATTCACAGGAGTGGTCATGATGGAATACATCTTTACATATGCAGGAAGCTGAAGATCAGCTGTCATCATATCTGTAAAGCTCTTCACTGTAGGCTCTTGATAGAAGTCTTCCATCCTCAAGATGCCTTTTATTAAATCGTAGTTTTTGACAAAGGTGTCACGGTTCTTTACATACTCAGCGTAAGCCTTGTTTGCAAAGTAGTCCATGGTGTTCTTTATCCAACTTTCGTCTTGCTTTTCCTTGTCCGTCTTAAACTGGTCAGGGAATATATTTAGATAGGCATATCTAATTGTAGCATCTTTCGTATATCTAATGATAGCCATTATATAAAAAGTTTACTTTTTTTCACTTTATTAAATAACCCACGAGACTCTGTAAACAGAACGTTCTTCTTATTGGGTTTGAATATTGCACTCACTCTTGGATCAGATGAACCACCCACTTTACCAAGTACAGGATCCATCTTAAGGGCCTGAGCTATAGCGAGTTCTGCAGCAATGATACGGTCAAAGTTACCTTGATCGTTAAACTGAATTATCTCTTCTAGCAATACAGGATCAAATATCTTTGACACTCCCTGCACCTCTTTGATGATGTTACCATCTTCATCTTTCTCGGTGTATATCACTTCCTCCATATACTTCTTGAGGCAGTTGTGCAGATAGTCTCTTATCTTCTCAGAGCTTCTGTGTACACCATAATCACGCTTCACTGTTGTACCAGGCACCACCTCTTTCAACCAATCAGGTTGTTTCTCAAGGTAGTGTGCATCTCCTTTTGCTTTCATATATTCTATGAACGAGATGTCATCATTCTCACAGAGCGTACGTGCATTGTAATATTTGATTAGAAGTCTAGCCTGTTCTTCCCAGGTGTCTTTCTTATCAGGTCTTGCACAATACGAAGCTACGAACATATCTTGATATTTCTCACCAGTTATGTCGTGCATTCTCTTATAAACATACACAGATCCTAATGATGTAGAATAGGCAGCTTGTCCCTGTCTGTAGGGATCGACCCCAGCTACATACAATCCATATGGAGGACTTTCAATAGGAAACTCATATATGATAACAGGAGCATCCTTTAGATCGCTATTCTTTAGAGGGAAGTTGGTTATAGGCTGTTTGTCTGTAAACTCGTGACTGATTTTCTCTCCGTCATGAAACAGAACTACAGGAGTGCCTGTACGCCCCTGGTTAAGCAGTCTACCCTTTTGACGTTTAGCTGCCTCTATATCAAATATATTTGTGTCCTCATTCAGGAAGATGTCATCCACTTCAAGTGGGTAGTACATCTTTTCTTTTAGATAGGCCACCCTATCTCCTGCTTTCTTCAGACGTTCAAGGTTGGCTGTAGTTATTTCAAGGGCTTTCTCTTCATTGCTTACAAGCATCTTGACATTATGAAGATCGCTTCCTTCAGGTTGTTGAAGAAACGCACCCAACGTACTTTCTTCCTTAGCTTCCATTCTATACTTATACGAAATAAACAAGCCATGAACACGTCTCTCATCTTTTTCATTGTTATAAGCAAGGAAGTTAAAGTTGTCTGCGTCAAACATCAAGGACTTAGCGTCCATGAATTTCTTCATATCACCACCTGTTCCTGTCAGGAGAGGAGAACATCCCCATCCATACGGAGTGGTGAAACCAGGCACAGCTGCCTGAAAACCTCTGAGGAAGTTGCCCTTACCAATCTCGTCAATAATTAATTTACGAGGCTTGGTACCTGCAATTGCTTCTTCATTATTACCTTCATCCAAGTTACGGATGAGGATTTGAGAGAACGGTATACGTTCTCCTCCACGAGTCTTGATACCTAGAGTGACTTGGTTTTTCCAATTATCCTCAACTCTCTGCCATCGCCATGCTTCAGGTAAGAAGTTAAGGCCCTTGTCCAGCTTATCTGTGATCAGCTTTATGTCGGGGGCGTTCAACCCAGCGATCACATTCTGGGAGTTTTCATCAAATGTTGCGCCCCACCCTATGTAAGAAGCCTCTAAAACAGACTTGGCAAAACGTCGTATTCCTAGTATCACCAAGCCCTTTTTTTCTTGTTGTGCCCTGTCAATCTCATTTGTCACAATCCATTCATTATCACGTAACAGGGGGTTGGCATATTTCTGGTAGATGCGTCCTCTTTCATCAATAACATCCACCTCTGTGTGCCACACATTTAAATGCCAATAGAGGAATGGGTTGATGTATGTCCCATTCATCATGCATCCATTTAGACATAACTCTTTATGAAAGTCAAAGAATGACTTATACTCAGCTGACTCACGGTCAGGGAGTCTTCCCTGATTAATGAACCAGTCTTTGTAATCTATACTTATAAGCTCATTCATCGTCTGCTTTTTAGGAAGTCTTCAGCCATGGTGGATAGTTCTCCACTGCCTCTGATTTCCACTTTAGCTTCTTCCTTCTCACGTAGTTTTTCCACCACCTCTAGAAGTGCTAAGTAATTTTTCATGGTTTCTTGTATGAACTTACCCTGTGCCTCGATGGAAGCTATCACCATAGGAAGCATTCCTCCTTTGGCTGTAGGTTTCCATTCAATCCTGTCTTTTAGTTCATGCAGGGGATTTGCATCCACATAAGCTTTCCATGATGTGAGCTGTTGTTCAGCCCATTCAAGCTCTGTATTAATGTATGTAGTTTTCTTAATAATCTTCGCCATCTTCTTCTTTTAGAATATTCTCCAGATTCATCCCCTCCTTTATAATCTGATCAATTTCGCTCTCATCTGTGTGAGGAACGTCCATGTCAAGCTCTGATTTATACTTCTCAAGAGCAAACAGTATCTCTTTATCACTAAGTCCCCACACATCCCCATATTCATCTAGCGCAGTGGCTATGTGTCTACCCATATTGTAGTTAGGGTAGGATATATGTAATTGCTGGAAAAGTGCAAGCACTCTGTAATAATCGTTGGGTCTTCCCATATCTGTCATTTAGAGCAAGATCCCTGAGCTCGCTGCTGTAAACTTGGTGAGGCTGGGCTGAATCACAGAACTGAGAAGTTTCTCAATCTCGTCATTAGCCAGTTTTTTCACCTCTGGGCTTACTTCAGGTGTAGCAATCAAGGCTGCTAATTTTTCAATAACTATCCACGCTTCTACTACTGGATTCATATTAATTGGTTTAAGTCTTCGTCTGATAAATCTTTGTTGTCGTCAGGATGTTCTAACTCTATGTCTATTTCAAACTCATCCTCTGGATTGACATTCATGTATTCCTCACGAATGGCTACAGCTATATTATCCTGCACTTCATCAGGGACACCCACTATGTCAACATAGTCTGCTCCCTTTTCCCACGCATCGTGAAGAATGTCTAAAAACACCTTCAACGGAATCTTTTTGAAAATCACCTCGTTATTTTCCATCTTTTTTGATTTGCTCTTCTTGTTCTTGCGTAACCTCTGCCAGCCATTTCTCTAACGGACAGGCACATGAAAGACATTTGGTTTTAGCAGACAATGTGCATCCACAATGGGTGCAATGAGCGTCAAGACGGATGGTTTTGTAATTCTTTCTGTTAGCTGAGTGGAATTCACACTGCTTACAAATGCTTATTCTTTTATTGCTCGTCTCTAATATCGCTGTCTTCAACTTGTCTGGGGGGATGAGGTTGTTCCTCCACCCCTCGTAAATCTGTGAAAGCATACATTCTTGGTTTTAAATCTCTTATGCCATCCAAGGCTATCTGAAGCTTAAGCTCGTACGACTTCCTCTTCTGCTCTGTTAGGCTAACGTCCTCCAGCTTCTTTGTGAACAGGGCCACCTGGCTCTCGTATTTCTCCATTTGCCTTGTTGCCTTCCCGTCATTGAAGAAGAACTTCCCAAACCCACTGATCTCCAAGCTCTTATGTTTCGTCAACGCTTGGTTGGCCTCTTGAAACTGATGGTTAATGACAGCCTCAATGGTCTTCTCACTAATGAGCATCTTGGGAGCCAGCTTCCTAATAATCCAGTCTTTGACAGACAGGCTTACGGGCTTATTGTCCGTGAACAAGTCTGATTTCAAGGGTGACGTCATTTTCAAAGTTTAATACTATCTTGGGGTTCACCTTCACCTTTGTCCCATCCTTCACCAAAACCCCCATCTTCTTCAGCCTGGAAATGATGTTATTTATGGACGGATTGGTGGTGCCATAGGTGTCACAGAAATCCTTCCTTATATTAGCATAGGAGATGTTTCCCCTAATAGCTGTAAAAGCAAGAAGCTGCACTTCCCTTTGTGTCAACCTAAGATCATTCACTGCAGAAAGAATAGTATAATACCTTTCAGCTACCTTATAGCTGTCAGCTTCTTCTTTCTTCAGTTTTTGTAATATCACCGTCATATAGTTGTTACAAAGATAGGAAGTAATTCTAACATATTCAAATACAATCTTTTAACCTATTGCTATATTATGCTATTTTTTCCACCACATCTTCCCCATTCATTGACTTACTGTCTGTAGGAAGCATATATTCCTAACCCACCCTCCACCCCAAAGGTACAACCTCCTCCATATAACCACCAAATTTATTTTTTTGTAAACCTATACCTTTACAATATGTAAACTAATGTCAAGCTACCCCTTTACTTTCATCCCCCCCTAATTTGTTCCACATGAAAAATCCCCCCTGTCCATGAGTGGGGAGGGTACTCCATACCAAGGACCCGGGGGCAGAGTGCGCGTGGGAGCCACCCCCCGTGCATTAACTAACAAGGAGACACCTTGTAAAAAACTGTCGAATTATTATGGCACAAGAACTACGTGTTAAATCAGGCGTTTGGTCAGCAAAAGGTAACTTCACTGCAAAGACAGCTTATGGCAAAAGTTTCTTCATCCACAAGAACCAAATGGCAGAGTTAGGCTATGCACCTAACGATACTGTTAAGTTCCCATTCTATGCTGTTGTTGACAGCACAATGATTGGTCAGCTTGACCAAGATGGTAATCCTGCAATTGGTGAAGACGGTAAGCCAGTACAAGTTGCTCGTGAAAGCGCATTGAGCGTGTTCGCTAACTTGGAAGAACTACAAGCTTGTGCAATTGAAGAGCGTACTATTGGTGCAGACATTGAGATTGCTGTTCAACAGCACGTTCGTGCAAAGGTGAGCACAGCCAACCTCAGCGAGCAAGCACTTGATAGCATCCTTGCTAATTCATTAGTGTAACATTATTAGGAAGTGTTCTCTTAATTGAGAGCACTTCCTTCTCTTCCTTATATATAAGGGTGGGAAATGATGAATCATTGCAAGGGGTGGGTACATAAGTGATTGATTTTCTGTGAGTTAGAGAGATGGTGTGTAACCCATTAGGGGTTATAGGGGTCTTTACATAGATACACTGATTGTGTAGTCTAGAACAATAATATAGCATTAACACAAACATTTATACATATGAAGATAGTAATAACATTCATTCTACTTATAACATTGCTTATAGGGGGATGTACAATTAGTTCTTGTCCTGGGACATCAGGATATCAAATGTCAATAGACTGTGATTCTATTCGTATATATGATGGGAATAGGTATGTTGGCTCATTAGCTTGTTCAGCTGTTCCTGCATTAGATAGTCTTATTATAGAGGACAATAGATAACACATTATTAATCAATCATTTAAAATAATTTGACATGTTTACGCCACAACAAGCAGTTAGACTTACATCTTGGTTTCATGTAATGGAGCGTGAAGTAAATCCTGATAAGGAGGATGTAAACCTTCTTAGGCAGATTGCAGAGCTTCTAAAGGATGCAGAAGGTTCTGAGGGACCAGACTATGTTACATATAAAGAATATTATAAGCATTTAACAGAGGTTGAGATTCCTCAGCTAGAAAAGACTTATATATAAAGATATTAATGGCAAGCAAGTACACGGGGATGCATTTCTATGCTGTTCCCTCTTTTTTCTTATTAATTCATCAATTAAATACAAATCGTATGAAGCACATTCTTCGTATTCTACTCATGGTAGTAGCGTTCATCATTATTGTCCCATTCATGGCTATATATTGCCTGTGGGAGTTTGATTTCAGTCCTGTACGTCAGTTATACAGAGACTTTGCAGAAACAATGGGTTATCCATTTAGGGCTCTCTTCAAGAAAAAGAAGAACAGGAGCTCTTCAACAATTTTGTTTGTTACAGCAGCTATTGCTATATTTATGTTGCAAAGTTGCAGGACAACAGGCTATGGCTGTAAAGGTAGAATGACTTGGGAACAGGTTGTTCGTAAAGCTAATAGGCCTTAAATAGTTTATTCATCCCTTCAATACAAATCAAATGAAAAGATTAACATTCACGCCCACAGAGTTCAAGCTATTTCAAAAGCTTGCCAATCACATGCAAATCATATTTATGTACACAGTGTCTCACGGTCTTGTTATCGTTGAGGCTAGTGCATATGAACTCGAAGGGTTGGGTTACTAGTTGTAGCTCTGGAGCAGTCCTGAAATATGGACTGTTCCTTTTTTTATGTACGTAAATTGGAAATATATTGCTCATTTAGATGTTTTCGTTGTAATTTTATACGCCAAAACATACAAAAGAGAAATATATTGCTTATTTGCATGTAAAAACGTATAATGTCCGTTAAAATGCACATTATAGCTCATTTTTGTCCGTTATAAAGGACATTATAGCTCATATGTGAGCGATAAATGGGTTTTGGTAAGGCATAAATGAGCGATAAACGGCCAAATCAGGAACTAAAACACGTCCAAACACGGAAGCAGTGCATGAAGTTTTTGGTAAAATTCATGCAGATTATTAACACAACATATTATAAATCAATTAGTTATGGCAAAAGAGACAACAATAGATTGGATAAAAAGGGAGATGGAGAAGTTCGGTGAACGTTCTCACCTATTATTAGACTGGGAAAGCTTTGACATCATCATTGAGGATGCAAGAGAAATGGAGAAAGAGCAGATAATGCAATCACACATAGATGGTTTTGATCACATAGTAGCAGAGTTTAAGAAAAAAGAATACGCAGAAAAATACTACAACGAAACATATAAAAAACAATAATATGGTGGGAACAACTTTTAGAAAGCACATTGAGAGGTATGAAGCTGGTACATCTGGTGGCTCTTTATATCAGAGCTGGAAGGTGGTGGCTGATCTTGGACAAGGTATATACAGTTGTGTTCGTGTAGATAATACACAAGATCCAATGGGTGCTGCTAGTCCACAGAAACGCACATTCAAAGAGGCTGATATTAAGAAATACTTAGAAAATAAGAAATGATGTACTACACAGTGGAACTTGTGCTTAAGAGCTATATGCCTAAGCAGCTTGAAATTGGTATGTGGTTTATCACCAAGATAAATCCAGGTACTAGAAAAGAATATTCAGAGGTGTGGGCGATTGACAAACATCCTCGTGAGACATTAGAAGAGTTTGTTGTCAAGAATGGTGCACCTGTTGAGCCATATTTAATATATGATGAGCAGGTGGTAGCAGAACCACACGAGATTGGGTGGTGGGATGAGGGTGATCATATTGATGAACTCAGAGATATAGAGCTCGCTGATGTTAATTTTATCCTCACAGAATTTGATGGGTATGTGGATGTAGAGATAGATGAGTGGGACTTTGCCCATGAGGAAGAGTTAAATCCTATTTTATATGCTGACAAGATAACCATGTGCCTACCTGGACTGTACGATGATGAGGATGATGAAGAGGAAGATGATGATGAAGGTCCTTGGTTATGTGGTGCGTGTAATGGGTCAGGATATGGTGATACACCAGATGTAGCATGTCTTATATGCAATGGAGATGGTGAAATCTATCCTGTTGAAGAAGAGGATGAAGGTGATGAGGATGATGACAGTTAAACAACATTATATGGCAATTATAATATCTATTAGTGTAGCAGTGGTCTTATCCATCCTATGGATTAGAGGAATAGACTATATGAACACAAATCATCCTGATTACAAGGGTGAAGACTTCTTAAATTAAAGCATATGAAAATTAATCAGGGTCACGTTGCTATGGGTGCAGCATTTGCACTCCTTATTATTTGTTATTTCCAACAAAGAGAACTAGCTAAGCTACGAAATGAACCTAAAATTGAGTTTTACACAGGTGGTGACATTCAAAGAGGGAAAATCATTGATTCTCTTATTAATTTAGCAGATTCATTAGAAACAGAGAACTATCCTTGTCAGATAGAATTAAACCGCTTTAAAGTGGCATTTGAGCTATTTGCTAAGCGCTATCCAAAGGAAGCTTCTATGTATAATGATATTATTTCTAACGAAACTGAATAACATGGTACTAGAAAACATTTCTTACGAACGATTACAAGAAATCGAGCAAGAACGAGAAATCACACAACAAGATCCTAAATTTCAATCTTGGATGCACCAGCTTAACGTTGGTAGGTTGTATGTAAACAGAGATGGTATTGTGAAAGCAAACCAAATGATGGAAAACTGGACAATGAATTCATTAAACAAAACGCATTAATATGGGAATGGATGTATGTGGCAAAGGTAATCCTGATGCCTATTTCAGAGCTAATTGTTGGTCTTGGAGGCCAATACATGCTCTATGTGAAACTGTTATTGATAGTAATGGTCTCAATTTCAATACACAGTATTGGGGATCAAATGATGGCAGAGGCTTAGAAACGCAAGAGGATTGCAATAAACTAGCTGATGCATTAGAAGCTCATTTAAAGAATACAGAGCTCACAGAGGAGAATGATAGAATCTTTTTGTGTTTAGGTTCTTGGTCTACTGCTGATGGTAGATTTCTTTATGAAGAGGAAGAACTTAACAAAACCTATCCTATTGGAACAGTGCTATCAGGTGCTGTTGTTATGAAGGATGGCACAATTGCTTATTCAACTCATTCTGCATCATTAGATCACATTAAAGAATTTATAAGCTTCCTTCGTACATGCGAAGGGTTTGAAATCTGGTAACCAATTAAATCAAAATAAAAATTAAAGCACATGTCAAGGAAAACAATCTTCACAGAAGCACAAATCAAAGAAATGAAAGAGGTGATTCGTACAGGAGAACCTATTACAATGCTAGCAGAAAGATTAGCTCCAACGTACAATGTAACAGAGAATAAGTTACGTAGTAAATTGTACAGTGTGGCTAAACGCACAAAAAAGATTGCTGATTGGGCTGGTCCAAAGCAACGTAGAACAAAAATAGAGAACACTCCTGCACCTCCTACACAGGTGATGGGTAAGAAAGTGGTGATGTACAATGACCATATTCGTATTTATTTCTAATCACATATAAAGCATACACACTATGGCAGCAACCCTCGTTTACCGCTCCTCATGGAGCCCAATAAGACCATTAGTTTATTCTGATGATTGTGACAATCCAAATGTCAACAAACTCATAGAAGCCATATTCAGGCGTAAGAAAACTGATAGGTTAATCTTAGAGAATAACAAGATGTATTATTGTCCTTCGGATGATTACAAAAAAGTTGTTCGCTTGCGTAAATTTAAGTAAATTTGAGCCCACCTCACATCAGGGGTGGGCCTCTTTAAAATTAATCAAATGCCAGAAAAAAAAGATGTAAAAGAAACAGCACGCCTCACTATTATATGTAATAATAAGGAACAGTGTACAGTGAAGACAAAGGGTGATATGAATGAAATGACAGCAGCTCTTGCTTGTTTAATGGATACTAATCATGAGGATAATAAATTTCGTGAGATGATGGCAATAGCCATTCAGCTGATTATCACTGAACATGAGATGAAAGAGAAAAAGGCTGCAAAAAAGAAAAGTAATCCAAAACAAATGGACGGGGTTAAAAGCAAAGAGCCATTTGTAAAGACTAGAAAGAAAGCTGTTAAAAAGAAATAATATGCCAGACATAACAATGTGCGAAGGCAAAGATTGTCCTCTGAAGGAAACCTGTTATAGATATACAGCCGTTCCTAATGAATACAGACAATCCTACTTCGTGAATCCTCCATATGATGATGAGAAGAAAGAATGCACTCACTATTGGAAAACAGATGACTAATGGACAAGGTAATTATCTATGACATAGAAACGCTTAAAGAATATTTCTTGGTCGTGTGTCTTATTCCTCAAGAACCATACAGAGTGTTCAGAGTGAATAAAGACCAGAACGGTTTAGATGCATTCATTAACTTCACAGAGCAGCACAGAGACTATTATTGGGTGGGCTACAATAACTTGCGCTTTGACTCTCAGGTGATAGAATGGGTGATACGCAGTCACCATGACTGGCATGAGCTTTCTAGTCTAGAAATTACAGCTAGAATCCATCAGAAGGCCACAGATGTTATTGATGATGCAAATCATGATGTATTCCCTGAATACAGAGAATATGACCTATCTCTCAAACAGATTGATCTTTTCAGAATACACCACTTTGACAACAAGAATAGACGCGTTAGTTTAAAGAGGTTGGAGTTTGAAATGGATCTTGAGAATATTGAAGAGATGCCTATTCCTCATGATAAGGTAGGATTCACGAACGATGATATCATTAAGACAACAGAATACTGTCTGAATGATGTATGGGCCACGTATCAGTTTTATCTAGTCACTATTGGTGACACTAATCATCCATTATACAAGGGAAACAACCAGATTGAGCTTAGACAAGATATTGAAGCTGAGTTTGGTATACCATGTCTTAACTATTCAGATAGTAAGATAGGTGATGAGATGATTAAGAAATACTACTGTCAAGAGAAGGGAATAGAATACAAAGAACTTCCCAAGAAAGGGTATTTCAGAAAGACTATTGCTGTAAAGAACTGTATAGCACCATATGTAGAGTTTCAAACCAAAGAGCTACAAGACTTCCTCAAGAAGATTAAGAGGTTGAACCTAGGCTTGCAGGATGACTTTAAAGAGGAGCTACATTTCTACAACAATGTCTATTCCTTTATGAAGGGTGGATTGCACACAGAGAATAGCCCAAAGATATTTGAGGCTGATGATGAGCATGAGATAATAGACTGGGACGTAAGTTCCTACTATCCAGCCATTATCATCAATAATGGGCGCTATCCACAACACTTGGGTAAAGAGTTTCTCAGAGGCTATCAAGCCATGTTTGAGAAACGATTGGAGCTCAAGCCTTTAGCTAAGAAGGATAAGAAGATTAAAGGTATTGTAGGAGCACTAAAGCTTGCTGTAAACTCAGTTTATGGTAAGAGCAGTGACATGCAAAACTGGATCTATGATAGACAGCTCACTATGTTCACCACTATTACAGGTGAACTCAGTCTTATGATGCTTATTGAGGCGTATGAACTAGCTGGTATACATGTTATATCTGCTAATACAGACGGTGTAACAATTATGATAAAGAAATGTTACATAGATAAGATGCATGAGATTAATGCCTGGTGGGCAGAGCTCACTAAATATGAGCTAGAACGCACTGACTATCAAAAGACTGTATTTTCCACAGTAAATGATTATCTTGCGATAAAAACAGATGGAGAAGTTAAGAAGAAAGGCGATTTTCTCACGGATTTCGAGCTTCATAAGAACAAATCAGGAAGAGTTATACCTTTGGCTCTTGAACAATATTTTCTTCATAATATACCTGTTGACACTACTATTAGGACTCATAGTAATATCTTTGACTTCTGCCTAAGGCAGAAAGCTAGCAAGGATTTCCATTATGAAGGCATAGATAGATCCACAGGTGAGAAGACTATATACAATAAGCTGATTCGTTATTACATCTCAAATACAGGAGAAAAGCTTTTAAAGGTTAAGAATGAGGACAGTCAGAGTGGTGCTGCAGCTGTTTCCCAAGTGGAAGCTGGTGAGTGGCTGGCCACAGTGTGCAATAACCTGAGCAAAGACCATCCTCTGGATAACATCAATTATGATTATTACATCGAGCGTGCTGAGAAAATAATCTACAAGATTAGTTCTGAAGGCAGGAAACGCAAGGTGGTGGTAAATCCTAACCAACTAAGTTTATTCTAGTATGAACATCAAAAAAGGAGACAAGTTCAAGGACTACATTGGTACTCCTTGTTTTATTAGTTATATCAAAGGGGACATTGTTAAGCTGTCTTTCATTGAAGAGCGTCCACACGTTGAGGTGTGGGATAAAACTGAATTCCTAGAGCAGATAAAGCTCAACAGATTCTTTCCACAGCCTAAGGTGACCATCAATAGAACCAATATACAAACGCATTTAATTGAGTATCAACTCAATATGATTGGTAAAACTATTGAAGAAGCTCAACAACTAGAAGATTGGTATCATCAATGGACCATGACTAGTAAACAGCACGAACTATTTAAGTCTTATGCAATTCCTCTCCTGAGGAAGGTATTTAAATTCAACAAAGGCAAGGCTGAGCAAACATTCCAGTGGTTCGATCTGGGATATGGCCTTCGCATAAAAGACTAACCCATGTTATTTATTATCATCCCTATTGCGCTAATATCTAGCGCCTGGCTATGCTATGAGATGCATAGAGCACCTCTCATCAAAGACAAAGAAGAAATAGATGACCCAACAACTACATGTTGGCACGATGATGATCATTACCCAAATGAAACATTTTAAAATCAACAATTTATGGGAGCACAATCATTTACAGTGAGAAGCAAAGGAAGATCTGCAGAAGAAGCATATAGAAGAGCAGTAGAAGATGCTGATGATGAATATGGACATCAACAAGGATATAGTGGTGCCATTAATGCTACACCAGGATTTAGAGACGCTACTAAAAATTATATGTCAAGTGGCCTTCCTAAGTATAACTTCATAGAGAAGCGCTTAGACGAGCTCACTAAACATCAAGGTGCTGAATGCATATGTATCAGAGAACCAAAGCTTAATACTAACAAGATTAAGACACAGGTGGATCATATTGTAACACCTGGCACCAAGAAATGGATACTTAAATATGTAGTGTACAACAGTGAAGATCAAATGATTGCTTCATGCACTACGAAAGGTGAAGCTGTTAAGAAAGCAAGAGATTACACCGAAAAACACCAACGCACCACAAACATTGTGATGGAAAAGTGCCTTGATAAAGGTAACAAGTTAGTGGCAAAAATCACATACAAAAAATCATCAAATGAACAAGAAGGCGAATGGGAATTTTATGGATGGGCAAGTTGCTAATTTTTCTGAAGATTTTGAGCGGGAATACCTGAAAGAATCCGTATATTTGCAGGCTGACCTAATTAGAACACAGGAAGATATCATGCAGGAAATTATAGAGGAAGAGAATAGACTTCCTGCACGGATTACAGTGATTTATCAGACAAAACACCCCCAACCAGATGAACTTAAAGATAACGCCCTACCATTTTGAAGAGCTCATTAAGAAGAGCTATTCCTTGGACGTTATTTATCTTCTAAAGTTGATAGAGCTGCAGATGGATGTTCAGCCTCTCTGCGAAAGAAGCATGAAGATTGCTGCGCTCTATCAAACTTTAATTAGAAAGGGACTCATATCCACTAGTGATGAGAAGATAACGACGGAAGGAAAAGAGCTCCTCAAGTTTATAGAAAGTAAAGAAGAAACAAAGATTGTTAAGCGTAAGCCTGCCACTACAGAGTTTGAAGAGTGGTGGAAAGCATATCCAGGCACTGATACATTTGCCCATAAGGGTAAGAAGTTTACAGGAAACAGAGGTCTTAGACAGAACAAAGATGAATGTAGACTCAGGTTTGATAAGATTCTTCTTGAGGGAGAATATACAGCAGCTCAAATGATAGAAGCGCTGAATTTTGACGTCCTTCAGAAGAAAGAGAACTCTGTCAAGACTGGCACAAACAGACTCAGCTTCATGCAGAATAGTTTCACCTATTTGAATCAACGAAGCTTTGAGCCATTTATTGAACTAATTAAAGAGGGTGGTAAGGTTGAAGAAACTGATAAACCCGTTGGAGGAACTGACATATGACACAACAAGAGAAAGCAAAACATTTAGTTAGCTTACACTCACTCACTATCCTCAGTAAAATAGGTCATAAGTTACCTATGGATGAGGTGAAAGAAATTGCTAAAGCAGCTGCATTAATAGCAGTAGATGAAATATTAGCCGCTCTAAAGTGGTGCATTGGTGATAGCCAAGTGGAGTATTGGCAAGAAGTTAAAAAAGAAATAGAAGCATTATGAAAACAGCTATGCAAGAATTAATTGAGTTGATTAATACAAGACATTATCTTAGCAATTTTGTTATTAGAGATAAGGCAATAAAATTACTTGAAAAAGAAAAAGAGCAAATAATAAAAACAGCAAGTGATGTAGATAGTGCTAATTTTTGGGCAGAATATGAAGGATTTGAAGAATACTACAACCAAACCTATAACCAAAACAAATAACCTATGAGCTTTGAACTATTAAAACACGAGGTTGAGCTTGGCTTGACAGGGAGGAATAATGGGATACCTATGGGTTTTGATAGACTTAATAGGTACATTGGTATCCGTAAGAGCATGTACTTTCTTGTGGGTGGCTTAACAGGTTCTGGTAAGACATCCTTCATAGATGATGCATTTGTTTTGAATCCATTTGACTGGTATATCATGCAGAAAGCCCCAAATATTAAGCTACGCATCATATATCGTTCAATGGAGCGCTCTCGTACATACAAACTAGCTAAATGGGTCTCTAGAAAAATCTTTCTAGATCATGCTATGATTGTTCCTGTTAGTAAGTTGCTTGGTTGGAATGAGAAGATGACCAAGGATGAGCACGATCTGTTCTTGATGTATGAGGATTACATGAATCAGATGAATGATGTCATCACTATTATTGATGGTCCAGAGAATGCTGTGGGTGTAGCCAAAGAATTAAAGGCGCACGCTTTGCAAAATGGGCGCATTGAACAAGTGGATGAATTTAACAAGCGCTATTTCCCTAACAATGATAACGAGATAACCATTGTTATCATTGACCACATTGGTCTATTGAAGACCACAAAGGACCAGACTACCAAGAAGCAGGCTATTGATAAAATGTCAGATGAGCTCAGATATGCTCGTGACTTTTATGGGTATACGCCTGTTGTTGTGAGTCAGTTCAACCGTGACATTAGCAATCCTATCAGGATAAAGAACGGTGATGTTGAACCTCAGCTAGAAGACTTTGCAGAGAGTTCACAGACACAGAACGATGCTGATGTTGTATTAGCTCTATTTGATCCTATGCGTTACAAGGTGGCTGACCCTAGTGGTTATGCTCTTGATAAGCTAAAGGATGAATTTGGAGCCAAGTATTTCAGAAACCTTAGGCTAATTAAGAATAGCTATGGAGAAGATGATGTGCGTATTGGTTTAGGCTTTATGGGCCAGATTGGTATGTTCAAAGAACTGAAGAAGCGTAAAGACATGACTGATTCAGATTATGAGTCTGTAATAAACAAGACGTTCTTCTTAGGAAAATAGATATGAAAACGATAATAATAACAATCATTGTATGGGAAATAGTAAGAAGAGTAGTAGGAAGATTAATCCTAAAGTACATGAATGGAAGATGAAAATAGCTTTCTTCACCATTGGGATAATAGCCTATATAGGACTTTTTATCATGGGAGTCATACAAAAAGTGGCAGATTTAGTAAATAAAAGTATAAACAAATAACTATGATGAGTATTAAAACCTTCTCTACAGTTCCCTGTAAGGAAGAAACATTTTGGCAGATTATTCTATTACCAACTATAACAATACTCAGGAGCCCTGATATTAATAACAGATACACTGTTGTTAATCTAGAGTGGCTTTTCTGGAGTATGTCAATCTTTTTCAATGACAAGACAAGAGTATCTAACGATAAGGAAGAACAATCCTACTATACTGATATATGATAGGTACAGAGAAAGACATGATCCTGCTAAACACGGCAGGCTCATGTCTGCTCAAGAGATGCTTACATTTCTAGCTATGTGGCGCAATCCTCGTGATATACTAGATGGTATAATAGAGGAATTGGACGCAAAGTATGAAGTGGTTGAGCTATTAGATAAGCATGGACATATTATAAAACTACTATGACATTAAGAGATAAACGACAGCAGGAATTTGCTGATGCTTGGATAAATGCTGGTAAGTTTGGTATTCTCAACCTGTGTCCCAGGTTTGGTAAAATATATACCACCATCAACATTTTAGAAAAGCTGAAGCCTAAAAGCATACTTATTACCTATCCAGACAATAAAATCAAGGAATCATGGCAAACAGACTTTGAAGCACGTGGTTATCTTAGTAGCTTCATTACGTACACCACTCACTTATCGTTACATAAGTATGCAGAAGAAGCATATGATATGGTGATAATTGATGAGATACATCTACTATCTGATAATCAATTGTTTGCAACCAAAGACCTCATTAAGAACAATGATGTTGTGTTAGGACTAACAGGCACATTGTCTAGCTGGACAGAGAAAACACTCTGTGAGCATTTAGACTTATGTGTTGTAGCTACATACACAATTGAGCAGGCTATTAAGGAAGGTGTTATTGTGGACTATGAAATCACGGTGGTAAAGGTTCCTCTAGATAACAAGCGTGTGAATGATTACAAAGGTAAGAAGAGAACAGAGAAAGCTCAGTTTGAAGCTTATGGTTGGGTGATTAACAGCTTGGAGAGGGAAGGTAAATCCACCATGTTCTTGAGACTCGCAAGGATGCGCATTATTCAGAATAGCATTGCAAAGCTAAACAAGACTAGAGAGCTACTTAAGAAACATAAAGAGGAACGCGTACTAGTGTTCTGTGGTGTCACTAAGATAGCTGATGAGCTAGGCATTCCTTCCTATCACAGTAAAAAGACAGAGAAGGATATATTTGATAACTTTGCATCAGGAGAAGGTAATCATTTGGCTGTGGTGAAGATAGGTAACACAGGTGTTACGTACAAACCACTCAACCGTGTAATTATCAACTATTTTGATAGCAATGGTGAAAACCTAGCACAAAAGATTAACAGATGTATGGCTATGGAATATAATAATCCAGACAAGAAAGCCCAAATATACATTGTGTGTTCTACAGAAGATGTAGAAGCAAGTTGGCTAAAAAAAGCTCTAGAATTCTTTGATAAAAGCAAGATAAAATTTGCTTAATTAACATAGATTTCGTATCTTTACAGACATTAAATCACAAACTAAATTAAAGCACAATGTCAAGTAAACTCATTGGAATTGTGGGTCCTACAGGTACAGGTAAGTCTACCTCTATCAAGCATTTGGACCCAAAAGAAACGTACATTATTAACGTAGCGAAAAAAGAACTTCCGTTCAAAGGTGCAGACAAACTGTACAACACAGAGAAAAACAACTACATAGAAGTTGATGATGCACCAAAAATAACGAGAGGTCTGCGTAAAATCTCAGAAGAGTATCCTCACATTAAGAACATAGTGATTGAGGACAGCAATTACATCATGGGATTCAACCTTATGGAGAAAGCCACAGAGACAGGATTTACAAAGTTCACACTCATGGCTAGAGATATGGTGGATCTATTCAGAACTGCACGCAAATTGCGTGATGATTTAAAAGTGTTCTATTTCACCCATCCTGAAACAGTAGAAGATGGTGGGGAGATTATAGGATATAAGATTAAGACCGCAGGTAAGATGATTGATAGTCAGATTGGACTAGAAGGTTTGCTCACTATTTGTTTGTATACACATGTAGAGGAAACCAAAGATGGTACATCAAACTATTATTTCGTAACCAACAAGTTTAGAAAGTATCCTGCCAAGAGCCCAGATGGTATGTTCACCGAAATCAAGGTGCCAAACAACCTGAAGCTTGTATCAGATACAATAGACGAGTATTATAAATAAAGCACATATTAATTAACAATCAAAATTCAAAGCAATGATTCAAGGCGATCAAAGAGAACAGAAACAGGTACAAGAGTTTGCAAAAAAGGTAGGATTATTTGAGGCTGAAGTAGTAGCCATTAATCCCACAGCAGAAGAGTACAAGGAAGCATTAGACATAGAGCTTCCTGCAGAAAGTAAGGCCACAGAATATCTTGGCAAGAGCAGAGATGGTAATACGTATTTACGTGTTGACGTTTGGCTTAAAGATGTAAAGAGTGGTGACAAATTTAAAACTACGTTCTTCCTAGAGGATAAAGAGCGTGAGAATAAGGATGGCAGCAAGAAACAATATATCAATAACATTGGTAGATGTGCTTGGGCTGATGATGCAAACAACTTGGCTGATTGGTTTGCTAAACGTGACTATCGTGTAGCATATGTAGGAGAAGAAGAACTTTATGAATTCTTGCGCACCTGGTTAGGTAAGCTTGACTTCATGAAGGAAGACTCTGTTCTACAGGCTGATTGGAAGAAGTTGATGAAAGGTAATGTTAGTGAGTTGAAGAGTCAGGTGGATGGTGCTTATTGCACAAACATCGGTGCTCTTGCCACTGTTATTATGAAAGAGAAAGATGGTGAAAGCAAAGAGTATCAGGGCGTGTATAACAAGGCATTCTTGCCAGCTTATGCTCTGAAGAACTTCCGCCTCATCAACTATAATGATGCAACAGTACAGAGCGCACTTCGTGGTAAGAAGTTGAAAGACTTAAAACCACACGAGCGTTTTGTAATTAACGTGACAGGTGAGTATGGCTGTCGTGATTTCTATGTTCTCCGTGATCTAAAGGAGTATAACGCAGAAGATAACCTTGTGGCATCTGATGCAGTGCTCTCTGATGACGGTGATGATTTTTAAATTTCCCTCCTCCAATCATAGCCCTCGTTAGAGAAATCTAATGGGGGCTTAATTTTTTATTCTATGATAACAATCCCAGTAAGTGTAGGTGAGTTGATAGACAAATACACCATCCTACAAATAAAAAGAAACAAGGTGGGCCCTGATAAGCTCTCAAAGGTTCAACATGAGATAGAATCTCTCACTTCTTTAGTGGGTCCATTCATCATGATTGATAGCATAAGTAGCCTATATGAGGATTTGATAGGCGTAAACACTCAATTATGGGATGTGGAGGATGAACTTAGGAAGCTAGAGAAAGACAAATCATTTGGTGATAAGTTTATCGAGCTAGCCAGAGCTGTCTATTTTCTAAATGACAAGCGCTTTGAGACTAAGAATAAGATAAACATACTTACCAATTCAGATATTCAAGAAGTAAAACAGTATATTGACTACAAATGATTCAAGGAGATATCAAAGTGAGGCTCACACCTCAAGCTATTCTTCAGAAGATATCAGAGTATGACATATTTAGATTCTACATGCCAGACAAGTCTTGGAAGATTAACCAAGCTACGCTTTCACCATTCAGACAGGAGAGCAACCCATCCTTTATAATAGGCAATAAGAGGGGCTTTCTATCATTCATAGACTTTGGGGACACTTCTAAACGTGGAGATTGCTTTACGTTTGTAAAGATGTTGTTCAACCTGAGCACTATTGATGATGTCTTGAGGATGATAGACAAGGATTTTGGACTGGGATTCCTCCCAGGAACTTCTACAGAACGATATAAATCTATTCAGAAGGAATACAAACAACCAGAAGATCTAGGTAAGCGCTATTCTTTGATTCAGGTGGTTACACGCAGGTTCACACAAGAGGAACTTGACTATTGGAACCAATACTATCAAAGCTTGGACGATCTTAGAGCTAACAATGTTTATTCCATCAAGAAGCTCTATCTAAACAGGAAGCTGTTTCCTCTTAAAGAAACTGACCTCAGGTTTGGATATCTCTATGATGGCCACTGGAAGATATATCGTCCTTTTGGAGACAAGAAAAGCAAATGGGTGCCCAATAATGTTCCTATCACCGCTATGGATGGTAAAGAAGACATCACTAATTGTTCTGTAGCTTTCATAAACAAGAGCAAGAAGGATTATATGGTGATGAAAAAGGTTTTTCCATGCTGCTGTGCTGTTCAGAATGAGGGTGTAGCATGCTTCTCTGATGGGAATGTAGAATATCTAAAAGCCAACTCTGATAGACAAATCCTTTCTTTTGATGCAGATGAGGTGGGTGTTAAGAATAGTCAAATGATAACAAAGCTGTTTGATTTTGAGTATGCTAACGTCCCACGTAAGTATTTGTCAGAAGGTATTAAGGATTGGGCTGATTTAGCAAAAGAGCACGGCATACAAGTAATTGAAAACTATTTAAAACAGAAACAACTTTTATAAATTAAAAACACATGGAAACAAAAAAGTCCTACGTTGCAGCAAAAGATATTTTGTTGACAGCAGAAATTCCACAAGAAACAAAGACATATAAGCCTATTAGCCATCAGCAGCTAATCGATCTCACTCTAGAAAGCATACATCACGCAGGGTTTGAGTTAGATAAAGAAACATACAGCGCTGCTAGAGAAGGTAATGTAGCTAATGGTAGATATACAATCACTAATGTAGCAGATAGCGAGATGCAATTACAGATTGGCTGGCAGAATAGCTATGATAAGAGCATGAGCTTGAAGTTTGCTATTGGTACACGCATATTCATTTGTTCTAATGGTTGTGTATCAGGTGATTATGGTGCATTTAGAAAGAAGCATGTAGGAGAGATTCAAACATTCACTCCTACCGCTATTACAGAATATATCAAGCAAGCTGGTGATGCATTCCAGAAGATGCAATCAGACCGTGAGAACATGAAAGCTATTGAACTCACAAAACGTACAACAGCTGAGCTTATTGGTAGAATGATTATCGAGGAGAATATCATTGAGAGCACACAACTTAACATCATCAGAGGTCAGATAGAGAATCCATCTTTTGATTATGGTGCACCAGGTAGCTTGTGGGAGCTTTATCAGCACACTACTTATGCTATGAAGGAAGTACATCCCTCCCTTTGGATGAGAAATCATATCAACGCCCATACGTTCTTTGTGAATGAATCAGGCATTATGGTAGCTCCTACAGAGATTCAGGCTGTGCCTACAATCATGCAACTTGAACAATTAGAACTATTTTAATATGAAATGGGAGAAATTCGCTGACCAGTTCCATGAGAGCTGGCACATAAAGATGAAACCGTTTATTGAGAGCAATGAGTGTGATGCCATCTATGAGTTTCTCAAAAAGGAAGCAAAGAGGGGTAAGAAGATTGCCCCTCTTTCTTCTAATGTTTTCAGAGCATTTAAAGAAACATCACTAGATGATTTAAAAGTGGTTATGATAGGCATGTGTCCCTATCACACTATGAAGAATAGTGTGGCTGTAGCAGATGGTCTGCTTATGGGATGCTCTATCACAAATGCCCTGCAACCTTCATTAGAGCAGTTTTACGGTGCACTGGAGAGAGAACTACACAGTGGTCTCAATCTCAAATACATCAAAACGCCTGATGTTAGCTATCTAGCTAAGCAGGGAGTGCTAATGCTTAACGCTGCACTCACCACAGAAATTAACAAGGCAGGCTCACACATTGCTTTATGGGAACCGTTCACCAAATATCTATTTGAGCATGTGCTCGATACGTCTGGTGTTCCATTTATATTCCTAGGCAAAGATGCTGCTAAGTATGAACGTTATGTTCCACCATTCACATGGTCCTTCACCCTATCACACCCAGCTTCTGCAAGCTACAAGAATACAGATTGGGATACAGAGGGTGTGTTTGGTAAAGTGAGCCAGATTCTTAAAGAGAACAACAATTATCAAATCATGTGGCTATACGAAGAGCCACCGTTTTAAACCAACATTTATGGAAATTGATGTAACGCAATTACAGATAGGGGATGAGTTCCTCTACTCTATACAGGGAACTATTGCCAGGGCTAAAGTGATTAGACCCGTAGAACCAAAGAAAGTGCAACCAACGTATGGGACTCAGGGTAAAACCTTTTACAAATCAGTGAAATGTAAAGTGGCTATTAAAGAGACAACTTACACTCATACGTGGAATGGTAGAACAAACACATATACTAGAAAAGAATACAATGCGTCAGACAATTACACTGTTGAGAAGTTTATAGATCTCAATTACAGAAACATTTGGTTAATTAAAAGAGAAGACTAATGAGCACATTAAAAATTGGTAAACACCTTAACTTAGAAATAGGTGACTTTATTGTTATTGCTTGGGGCAATAGCTTAGATTATGGATGGTATTGTGGACAGGGTAGAGATAAATGCTCCTTGCAATATTATAGCCTATCAAGTCCTGGAGATTCGTTAAAGGAATTTGAACAATATGAAGCAGGAAATGAAACTGGTTGGAGGGTTGAAAAGTTTAAAAAACACGGATTCACTTCCAAATGTTTCTATAAGAGCTATCTGAACAGCTACTACGAAAACAGAATACTAAAGCCAGCTAATCCAGACGAGCTATTTACAAATCCAGAAAACATAGAAAAATACAACAAATCAAAAGAAGCACTAATCAGAATTAAATTCTTACAGAAATGATCTTAGAAAAACAAAAAGAAGCAATGATTCACCAGGAGGGTGAGTCGCAAGAGTCTATAGGTATGTCCCTTGACTTAGAATCAGCACAGGTGTTGATGCAAATGTTGAGTAAAAATTTGTATTCAGACGCTATTGGTTCTACTATCCGTGAGTGTGCATCAAATGCATTAGACTCACACCGCAGAGCTGGGATTGATAAACCCATTGTTGTTGCTCTGTGCAGGAATAAAGAAAGCAACTATGAGTTCTCTGTGGAGGATTTTGGTATTGGTCTTGATGCTGATGACGTAAAGAATATCATCAGTAAATATGGTAAGAGTACAAAGCGTAACAGCACTACAGAACTAGGCATGATGGGGCTAGGATTCAAAGCTCCGCTAGCGTATTCATCAAGCTTCTATTTTGTCTGTCGTAAGGATGGAACAGAACGCAAATATATGATGTACGAGGGTGAGGATGTCAACACTATTGACCTCCTATATGAAACACCTACAGATCAGCCTAATGGTGTCAAGGTGATTGTACCTATCAAATATTATGATAGGCACAGTTTTGAGAACAAGATTAGAGAGCAGCTGGCTTATTTTGAAAGTGTCTACTTTGATGTAGATGGTATTAGTAATAACTTTGTAATTACACGACATGAATTCTTCCAATTTTCGGAACTTGCTAGTAATAATTATATGCATCTGTGTCTGGATAATGTCTATTATCCTATTGACTTTGATAAACTGGGCATTGATACGCTCCGTCTTCCAGTGGCTCTTAGATTTAGTTTGACCGATGGTATATTTCCTACACCAAACAGGGAATCCATCAGATATACACAAGAGGCTAAGGCAGTAATTCTCAACAAGTTGAGAGATGCATCTAACTATTTCATTGAGAAATACAATGAGACAGTAAAGGAAACTACAGACTTGAAGAAGGTGATTGACTATTTCAATACAGACAGTCGCTATTTGAAGGTGGGTAAATCTAATTGGGATGTACATCCTTTGTCTAAGTTTGCTACAGTGGCAATAGCTGCGCCTAAACTCAAGGGAATCAACTTGCTAAGCATGGAACGTCTAGTTAAGATTCAGGATTATATCCTTGGAGAGTATGACGCTAAGTTCTATGTGAACAGCAAAACCATGAGAGACACCAAGCGCTACTATCAAACTACATCTATCAAGAAGCTTCCTCACACTGTGTATGTGTATTATGGAGATAAGGTTCCTGGTTTGAAGAAAGACTATATCAAGAGCTTACAACCTGATGCATATACAGATGCTTTGATTGTTAGGAAGGTTAAGGATTTTCCTTTCCGTCCTAAATTTGGTCGTAGTGATTATGATAATTATTACACCATATTACAGCTCAGTCAACATCCTAAAAGTGAGTGGAAACAAAGAATCGAGGAGTTTAAAACCATCGTCAAGAGTTATGCAGATAACTTTGTAAACATTGACACAATGGAGGTTCCTCAGGATTTTATTGATAGCAGAAAGAAGCAGCGTATTAGCACTGGTCAAATCAAGGGCACAGGTGTTGCTACAGGTCCTCGTAGGATTAAGCTAAAAGGTGAAATGATATGTAAACAAGCTACAGAACTAGAGCGCTGGGTAGATGGAAAAGACTGTAAGTGGGTGAGTACCACCTATGATATGGCCAAGTTCCATCAGAACAAGTTCATCCTTGTGTACGGTAAGCAGGAAGACATGGAGAAAATGGATAAATGGTTCAAGGCAACACGTGGAATGAATGTGGAACTAGCTATTCTTAGCGAACGTGAACTCAAGCTTGTAGAAAAAGTAGAATTACATAACTTAATACCTTTTAGTAAATTTATGGAAGGAAAGAATAAACCATTTGAACGTATAGCAACAGCATCTCTGATTGATAAGTTCTATGATGAACAAAGAAGCATATTTAATAATTCATCAGCGTTGCGATCTATCTCTACAGATCTTCAGAATAAGATTGATGCAATGGGTGAATACAGACGAAAGTATTTTAAGAATATGGATGATGATGTAAGAAACGCCATCATTGATCAAGCTAAAGAGATTGGTGCATTTGATCAAACAATCTATTCTGACTGTAAAGCTGTAATAAACATCTGTGAGAAGTTCCAATTTATAAACACTCTACTAGATAAGATTCCTTCTTATGAGGGTACATCAAGGAAAGTTATGATTCAAGCTCTTGTAGATTTACTAAAATATCACAAGCATAGAGTAGATTGGAAGAACTACAAAATACGTTTCAATGAAGACCTCCCTTTGGAGGAAACGCTAACAACGGAAACTGTTGAGGAATTAGTACAACAAGATTAAACAAGAAGGGGAGAAATCCCCTTCTTTTAAAACACATTAAAACAAAGCACATATGAGTATTTTCAGTTTAAACTGGTTCAAATCCAGAAAAGAACAAGAGATCGAAGATCTTAAGCATGAGATTAAGATGAAAGAATTACAAAGACAGCTAGAAAGGATGCAGAATCCCCCAGCTCCCGTGGTTACGAACTTTACCATGCCCCCATTTTGGGAATCACCTTCTCAGCCTACATTCACATCAAGTAGTACACACAGCACACTTGACCTAAAGCCCTACAAAAGCATAAAGCTGGTAAATGACATGCTCACTATTGTTCTGAATGATGGTTCTATCATCAGTAAGCCCGGTGCTACTAACGATGACTTTCAATACGCTCGTAAAGCAACCACAGAGGAACAACTCCTCAATCTTGTTGCTTGTCAGGAGGTAGTGGCTGAAAGAAAGAGAAATGAAGCAGAGGTGGCTAGAGCTAGAGCCATTAGACAAGGAATTGAAAAACTTGCACAGCTTGATGACTTCCGTATGGAAGGAGATTCTGTGTATATTGTAGGCATCAACCGCTCATTACCACAGCTATTGGTTGAAGAGTTCCTCGTGATAGCAAACAGAAATGGCTTTAATAGCTATGCTCTGGCTAATGATGATGAGTTCCAATCTCTCAAGCGCTTCTTTATGTGGTGTTGCTTGAATCCTAGAGCTGAAGTGGCAGACAAGCTATACAACTTCCTCAAGAAGAATAGCTTTAAAATCACCAAGCAGGGATTCTTTGCTGCACTCAGGAACGTAGTGACACTTCATGGATCTACAGAACTAGTTCAGTTTGTATCTAATGCATACAATAAGGTGAAAGCTGTATGGAAGAAGAACCCATCTGACTATTTGGTGTTCTTGAAAGATGGTCAATACGAAATGATAAACAAATCTATGTTTGAAGAACTAGAGACATGTACATATTGTGATGGTTCAGGAACTATTCCTTGTGATGATTATGATGAAGATGGTGAAGACAGTTGTGAGTGTCCAGAATGTGATGGGACTGGTACAGTGTACAAACATTGTGAAGAGCAATATGGTGAAAACCTAGGTAACTTAAAAGACCTCTATCTTGATCTTCCTAATAGAGCAGAGAATCGTTTCACAGATGCACATACACAAACTTTTGACATCCGTGTAGGTAGAGCTGTAAATATGGACCCTAAAGCATGTCGTTGGAATACAGACGATTGTGGTGCAGAAGGTCTTCATTTCACCTCTGATGAGATTCATTATGTAGGATGTGGTGACCAATCTGTATTGGTTCTTATTAATCCTATGAAGGTGGTGGGTATTGGCGAATCAAAGGGCAGATGCTGGGAATATCTCCCAATCATGACTGTTCCTCGTGATGAAGCTACTACCATTCTCCATGATTTAGACTTTGACACATTACAGCTGGATGACAGCTATGCTATTCGTGAGCTTGAAGATCTAACAGAGAAAGCAAAAGATGGTTTCGTAGCAGAGAGTAAGAAGCATGAATTCAACATGCCTCACATCTCTACAAGAGAAATAGAGAACATTGTAGCTTCTTTGGATGAAATGAAGAATGAGATAAGCAAGCGCATCGTCCCTCTTGATTAATATATTTGGAGAGTGTCACATTTTTTCATAGATTTGTGACACTCTCTTATTATAACTATATGACAATCAAGAAGAAACGTGGGTCCAGCAAACCAAAGGTTGCTAGGCCTAGAAATGCTGGCACTATGACAGAAAGCGCCTTTTGGTCCTTTATTCGTAGTGGTCTCAGACAGAAAAGCAGGTTTTGGAAACCTATAACAGAATGCAAAATGGAAGCCCGTAGGCCCTATAAAGGTCCTAATAAGAGGCAGAAATATGAATATTTGTGCAACAGCTGTAATAAATGGTTTCAGGAAAAGAAAATTAACGTGGATCATATTTGCCCAGCAGGAAGCCTTAATTGTGCACAAGACCTCCCAGGATTTGTGGAGCGCTTGTTCTGTGAGAAGGAACATCTGCAGGTGTTATGTGAATCATGCCATAATGTTAAAACCCAAAATGAAAAGAATGGAAAAGCAAAATGAAGAGGTTAATCAAATAGTGATTAACAAAGAGCACTCCTTTGTAGAGGTGTGGCACGAGGGCTATATTGAGTCTGATGGAGAACGCCATTACTTTTGGCTTATTGACCCTCAGGGTGTAGATCCTAGAGGTAATGAATATGCACCAGAAGTGAGATGGTTCTTTGCTCGTGTTCCTAAGGAAGTGAGAGCTATGTACAACCCAATTATTGAAGCATTTAAACAGACACAGAAATGATAACAGGAACAGCAAAAACAGAAGCTGTCTATAGAGCTAACATGCTCGACAGTTCATCCAGTTTGAAGGAATTCAGCATGGATAGAAAGAAATACTATCGTAGGTATATTTTGGGTGAAGATGTAGAGGATAAAGACACCCAAGCAGCTACAACAGGTAGAGTGGTAGAAACATTGTTATTAGAGCCAGAGCTTTTCGATGAAAGATTTTATATGTCATCTTGTGTAGAAGCTCCATCAGCGCTCATGCTAGCTTTTGTAAACGCTTTATATAAATTCACCAAGGAAGCTACAGATGATCATGGTAATGTTACCAGAAACTTTGAAGACATATCAAAGGATGCATATGTAGAGTCTGGATTCAAGATTAAATACGAAGCTGTGATTGGTAAGTTCGTAGGATCTGACGCAGAGATTTATTACAATGAAATGCGTACAGTAAAATCTAGAGGTCTCACTGTAGTGACAGCAGAAGATGTAACTAATGCTGAGAAGATCGTAGAAGAGCTACGTAACAATCCTGTTACAAAGGATGTAGTGAATCTGGTGAGTAGTGCACGTTATTCTGTGTACAATCAGCTCCAAGTGGAAGGTTATGAAATAGATGACATGAAGTTTAAGAGCATGATGGACAAGTTAATAGTGGACCATGAAGCTAAAACCATCCAAGTGTATGACCTTAAATGTACGTGGAGCGTAGAGAACTTCCTTGAGGAATACTATCTATATCGTAGAGCGTACATTCAGGCCTATCTCTACTTTTGGGCATCTACACACTTTAGGGAAACTAATGAGGAACTGACTGGGTACCAGATATTGCCTCCAAAGTTTATTGTTTGTGACTCTACCAACTATTACAATCCGTTGATATATACACTGGAGTATGATGACTTAGACTTAGCATACAGTGGATTCACCCATAAGAATAGAGAATATAAGGGTGTGCGTACAATCATTGCAGATCTCCAGTGGGCTCTTGAGAACAATGTGTGGAACATTTCAAGAGAAAACAGTTTGAGTAACGGGTTAGTAAACATTATGGGATGGAAGTAAAAAAGACAATAACTAGCATTTTTATGGTGCCAACGCTGAAAGTTCCCAAAGATGCGTTGAAAGATAATGGATTTATCAATGGTTATGTTAAGGATGGAAGCAGAGAGGTGCAGTATGAAAACTGCATCTATCTGCTCTTTCAACCTACAGACCTAGATAAGTTCAGGGAGTTTCTAGACAGTGAGTATGAAAGAACCAAGAGTTTGATTGATGATTATGATTATGAGAAAGGATATGTTGTTATAGTTTATCAATTAGATACTAAATTTGCCAAGGATTTCGATCTTATTAAAACAGGTAAATATTCTAAGACTTCTACTGCCTTTCAAGCACTCTTTCCTAAGGTGATAAAGATTAAGAAAAATGGTCTGCACAAGGATGAAATAAGCCTGCAGTATCGTGTCTTTAATAGGACAGAAGATCTTATCAAGTTCTGGGAGGAGAAGCTAGGCGTAGAGTTTGAGGATGACCAGGAAGTTTGGCATGCGTTTCAAGAGGAGAATGAGATTCTAAACATTGAAAAACTTAAAGAGTATGTACAATCATGAGTTGATAAACAAGATGATAGATCGTTTTGATATGGACAAGGTGACAGACTTTGCCGAGATGGTGAGCTTTATGCATGATGTTCTATATCAGGAAGCTATGACCAATGGTAGAGATGAACCAACAGAGCACAACTTTGAGCGTGACTGGTGGAAACTAAAACATGAAGAACTTAAATCTGTAACACAATGACAACAAACGAACTATTAGATTTGTATCCTGTTGCCACAGAAGTGGTGAGGGATTGGTTTATGGATAAGATGGCTGAATCATTCAAGAATCAAGAGCTTCCTAAGGATTTCAAAGAGTTTATGCGTGAGCAAGGAATTCCTAACGATAAGCTGGTGAAGCTTATTGATGTCAATCCTAGAGTGTTATTTGATGTGTTTGATGATAACGGTGTGATAATCAACACTATGTGTCGCAGTGGACTGTGGTCATGGAGTGTAGATGAAACAAAGAGTGCTGACTTTTATCCCTCTAGAAGACTAGCTGAAAAGAATGCTGTTGAATGTGCCTTTCAAATATTACATGATAAGTTAAACATTATAGTTACAGAACATGATGCTTGAATTTTCTAAACCCATCCCAGTGGTGGTAGAAGGAAACAAGGATGGATATGCCTTGTATGTCACAAACAGTGGAATGTTTGAGAACGATGTGTGGTGCGTAGCACTGTGCAAAGGAGGACATGTTAGACATTATACGTCAGATCAGATACAAGTGTATGTAAATGCAACGTTTGACATTAAAAAAGTTAAAGATGATGAAAGACAAAATAGTACAACAGGTAGTTGATAAATACACCAGTAGAAGCGAGGTGGGTATTGCTAAATACGGAACCACTCTGGAGAACAACAATGTAGACAATTACATGAATCATCTTCAGCAAGAGTTGATGGATGCCACCCTGTACATTGAGAAAATCATGTATATGAATAGGGAAATAACCAGATTGGTTAAGGACAATCCAAACAACCAAGAACTAGGTGCATTAATAAGGAAATTAGTTAGTTAGAATTTTCCATTTCTCTTGGAACTTAAGGGGCATTAAAGTAAATTTGCGACCCTTTATTTTTCACCCTTTAAAAAGACAAAATTTTATGGATTTAGGATTGGATGCGTTGAGTAAATTGACGGTATTTAGTAAGTATGCGAAGTATGTTCCAGAACTCAAGAGAAGAGAAACCTGGGACGAGATTGTTGACAGGTATGTACAAATGATGGTTAAGAAGTATCCAAAACTAGAAGACCAAATTGTAGAGACATCACAGTTTATCAGAAAGAAGAAGGTATTGCCTTCTATGAGAGCTCTTCAATTTGCTGGGCCAGCAGCTGAAGTGAACAATTCAAGGATCTACAACTGTTGCTATCTACCAATTGATAGCATTCACAGCTTCAGTGAGACTATGTTCTTGCTGTTAGGTGGTACAGGTGTAGGCTA